ATGCAGGGAGGGGGTGTGTTTTTTAAGACCCCCTCCCTATGTCTGGTTTGCTTCTATACCTTCTGCTTTTCCTTATTTTTATATACTTTTTTGTAGATATTTCGGAAGTCGAATCGAATTATCTCATCGATTGCGGCTTCAATGGCCCTGTTGTACTCTTCATCCGAGAACTCGTCGCTTGTCTTGGCGATCCGTCCCAGATAAGCACAAGTATTGTAGCCTTTTTCCGTATCAAAGTGCAGCCACTGATCAAAGTGAGTGAACGGATTGTACGGATTGTCGAAGGTTGTCAGCATGCAAGCTTCATTCGCCATCGTTGTTCACTCCTTTCAGTTTCCGTATTTCGATACAGTTGAAGGCGAAACGCCAAGCGCAGTCGCGATTTCAGCAGTTGTGTAACCAGAAGCTTTCATTGCCTTGATTCTCGCCTGCTTTCCGCCAGACAAAGTCGTCGTTGAACGCGGCGTTGCGTAAGTTCTGACTTGATCGATGTCCGCAAAACGCAGAATCTGAGAAAGAGTGGACTCTGAAAACGCTCCAGCCTGTATAGCCTGCCAACCACGTTCTGTAATGTCGATCGGATGCCTCTGCGCCCCATAACGAGTGCGAGCCCTGCTGAGGGCCAGCTGTCCCTGTTTCTTGATCTCTTTCTGAGTCATACCAGGATTCGCCCTTTTCATGGCCTTTACTTCGCTGTTGGCAGCTAACTGAGCCTGCCGTTCGCGAGGCGCATTCTTGAGGGCGATGTTCAGCTGATGCATCATGTGATCGACCACATCGCGATAAGTTTCCTTGGCGGTTGCGCTATATTTGATCCTCCCAGTGTTCACCATTTCCTTTCGGGCCTGGTTTGCAAGCGCCTTCATGCGATTCGCATAGTCAGCGTATGCTTCTTCCTGGGGGGTTCCAGAGGATAGCTTCCGGGCGTCTTTTACCTCAGCCATTTGAGTCGAATCCTGAGTTCTGAATTTCTTCTTTCCATGCTTGTCGGTATATTCTTCCCGGACCTCCTTATAGCTCAATTCCCCAGTCTGGGGGTCTATTTTAGGAGTTCCCTTGCGCTTCAGCACAGCTTCAGGCGATTTGGCACGGCTGATTAAAGTAGACGCCCCGTAATGCATGGTACCATCCTCATCGGGATGGGCCTGGTACTTCTTTTTCAGGGCGGCGATCCCATTATCAACCTCGCTTTGCTTCCAGTCCAGCTTGTGTTTCTCGGCATCGATGACCACCATGGAGTGGCGCACGGCACGGGCCAGCTCTTCCTGACTGGCGCCCTTCAGCGTCATATCAGTAATCAAGTTGGATACCTTGCCCATTTCCATTTGGGTGGCGCTCTTCGTCATGCGCTTGAACTCATGACCATCCCTGTAATAGTGTTCCTTGCCGTTGGCGTCGGTTTCCACACGGGAATAGCCATAGCTCATCTTGGGGTCGAAGCCTTCCAGACCTTTCAAAGGCGGAGTGGAAGTGATCTTCACCTTGCTTCCGGGCGAATTGCAGGGAATTACCATAACAGTATCACCGTCAAAGTCAGCGCCCGACAAACGAGCGGCAACATTTGCATTGATACCAATGGCATCTTCAGGTGTGTTTCCGAGAATCCTACGTCCATCAGGCTGCTTGTTATTCACTGTCAGGATCGGAATCTCGAAAGTACCGCCATGCGGATACCGAATCAGGGCCACGGTTTCGCCGTCCTGATAGTTGGGCGCGTAAACCTCATTGTCCTTCATTGTCGCAATGGGCAGGATCACCTGATATTTCTGCCTCGGAAGGGCTGCCGCCTGCAAGTGAACGGCCGCGGAATCGCAATCATTGGCGAAAGTTTCCAGCAGCTGCTTCTTGACAGTCGGATTGGTCAGAGCACAGATCTCATCGAACTCAGCCTGCTTGTCAGCGGAAGCCAAATTGAGCTGCTTATTGATCAGCTGCATGCTCTGCTTGCTCAGGAACTGGCTCGGCAGCGAATCAGCCCATTCTCCCCAGTCACCTTCGGCCCTCGTCTTGTTAATCAGGCCCAGCTGCACCTGTCCATTTTCATCGACATAGTGGTACTGGCCGCCTTCCTCCTTGATAAGGGCGCCAAATGGGTTGTTTGGGTCGTCTTTCTTGATGCCCTTCAGCACATCCTGTCCTGGCGTTTTGTTGGTGTTGAACACCACATCCACGCCATCCGGCAGATCATCACTGTAAAAGGCCATACCTTTCATGTACTTATCGCCATCAACCAGAATGCGAACCTGCGCATAGTGGCTGTCGCCAAGATCCAGATCTTCCACACCGCGGCGAATCTCAATGGTGCCGTCCTTTTCGATGCCTGTATGCCCATCAGGCGCGACATCGTCCCGATAACGGATCATCAGCCGGCTGGAATCCATCGAAGCGGGGTATTCAAAGCCACGCTCAAAGTGTTCTTCGCCGTTTTCATCCACCCGCATCTTGTAATCGGTGATCGTATGGACATTCTCGAAGTCATAGATCTCCTTATGCTCGGTTCCGGGCGGGCAAATGACCTTGATGTTGGTCTGTTTGCCGGGATTGGTCACCTGTGGAACGCCGCCACCATAGACCTCGTAGCCTTCATCCTGAAGGATCTGCAAAGCCTGATTAAGCTTTTCCCGGCTGATGCCCAGTTCCCTTTCCACACCTGTACCAACGTCGATCATGCCCTTTTCCTGAATCTGCTGACGCAGGAAGTCGGCAGTGTTCTGCGCGGCATTGGTGCGGGCTGCGGAACGCTCGTTCAGCAGGGAGCGCAGCGTACTCTCATTGATCCCCATTTCGCGGGCCACTTCGGCCTGGCTCTTGCCATCAGCCAGCATGGAACGCGCTCTGGCGATCTGATCGGAACGCCGCTGATTGATGGCATTGGAATAATGGGTCCTCAGTTCAGTCGTGTTCTTCAATCCGACGGCTTTGGCGATCTCAGCTTCGCTCATTCCTTGCTTGCGCAGCTCCTGAACACGGCTGATGAAGTCGCCACTGTGCTGGTACGGATCTTCGCCGGAACCCCAGGGATACCGACCGGACCGTCTCGGCATGCCGTAGTGATAAAGAACAGTGTCCGGGTTGATTTCTTCCCACACATCATGGTAAGCCCGATGCAGCACCTCATGAGGCGGGATTTGCCCGTGTTTGAGGCCCTCAGCATACGCGGCCTCCCAGATTTCGCCGGGAACCAGCTCGATTTCAATGTCCTCCAGTTCGTCGAACACGTGCATCAGGCACAATTCATCATAGGTGTCTTCCGGCATCTCACTGTTGATGTAATCCCAGTTCAGACTGCCGTCGGAATGGAACATATCCTCCAGCACGCCCATCGTCGCAAGCTCGTCAATCCGGTAAGGATGACGCTGAGAATATAATTCGTAAACCGTGTTGATGACTTTATATTCCATAGTCAGTCGTCCTCCTTCATTCGATTGATGATTTTGTCGAAAGTGATGATCTTGTCGATGATCGGCGCAATTTCGGTGGGTTCGGGGTTATGAAAGACCACCTCATCGTTCTGATAGAGGCGAAGTTCCATATTGATGTCTCCTGGTTTCACCTTGTATTCCAGGCAGAACAGCGCGGCATACACCATCAGCTGTTCCATGTGCGCCGGCACCTTGCCGGTTTTCAGATCATGAATCCGAAGCATGCCGTTTCGGAATGCGATGGCGTCGGCCGTTCCATAACAATTATCAGAATAGTAGAGCACCTGTTCTGATTGCATCTTATAGCCGATGGCATCGTTCACGAACATGTTCAGTGTTTTCTGGCTCTTGGGCAGTTTCTGTCCAAGCACGATGCAGCGGGAAGCAAACTCATGAAGCTCGGTTCCTTTCTGTGTCGCCAGAAAGCTCTTGTAGCTGTCGGCAAGTTTATCCGAATCATAATTGATCCAGTGATACTTACTTGCGCTTAGAAACGCATGGCTTCCCTCCAGCTCGGAATGCCTGTTCCAGTTCATTCAGAACGTCCTCCTTGTTCTCGGGAAATATAAATCTTGAAAAGGACATGCTGTTCATCCGTTTCACGTAATACTCCTGATTGGGCTGCCTGTGAGCGTTCGCGCTCTGCTTGCACTCCAACGTTGCCCAATGCTTTCCCCAGAGAATCAGAAGATCTGGAATGCCCTGAATATGTCCGGAGTCCAGCTTCGTGATGATGCAGCCCTCGAACATGACTTTCAGTTCCTTGATCAACGCTCTCTGAAAGTCACGCTCCAGTTTGGTCGCTTTCATAAAGCCGTGCCCTCCTTTCTCAGCACAAAAGAAGAGGGAAGGCGCATATTGTCTTCTCTCTTCATAAAAGGGCATGTTTTTCACGCGGACAAAGAAAAAGCCCATGCAGTCTCGCATGGGACTTTCTGAAGCGTGGGGGTCTTATTCCAGCATAGGGTCTCGGGGATCGATTAAATATCGATCGCAGTATTTCTTGCAGAACGGATAGTTTTCGCGGCAATTGATCAGACATTCGGTTCCTGGCGGTTCCGCGCCGATATAATCAAAATATACGGCCCGGCTCATAACCTGTCCGCATTCCGGACAGTGCCATTCTCCTTTCGCCTGGTCCCATTTCAGTTCGCCACCGCAAATATCGCAGAACACGGCCTCGCCTTCTTCGTCGTAAGCGCCGCCGGTCCATTCTTCATTCATGTCCAGTTTGTAGATCTTATTGTATTCATCTCGGTCTTTCCGCATCCGACCGCCTCCAATCCAAAGTTCGGCTAAGTTCATTATACCACAGCGAACCTTGGTCAGGGCGGCTTTGAAAATATAAAGTTGGTCTTATCGCATTCCTCCCTTCTGAATGATCAATTTTTAGCTTGTGGCCAAATGCCCACTTTTTCTGCTCTATTATATATAATATTTAATTTTTTAATTTTTTATAGAATTAGAAAACAAAAGTGGGCAAATGGGCAGAAACCTCGATTTTTGCCGAAAAATGCCTCAAAAACCCCGAAAAAAGGCCGATTTTGGCACTTTTTGTCCGATTTTAGCCGTTTTTGAGCCCATTTTTCTGCCCACTTTTATCTCGCAAAAGTGGGCTTTTGCCCACTTTTTTTGGCCACAAGCCCACTTTTCTCAAAGTTTTTCACTCAAGTTTTCAAACAAAAGTGGGCATATGCCCGTTTTTGAAAACAAAAGTGGGCACGGATTTTACTCGTCCTCACTCGCTCTATGCAGGCTCCGCTCCGACTCGAACCCGTCCGGATACCTCGCACGCAGCTTGTCGATGTTCATCTGAAGGATCTGCTCCAGCGAATAACCCAGCGCATCCGCACTGACCGCGAGATACCACGCCACGTCCCCCAGCTCCTTCGCCAAGTGCTCCCGGTCGAGATCGTGGCCCTGGAACAGATGCTTCTTGAGAATATCGATCGCTTCGCCAGCCTCGCCATTGAGGCCCATCAGACCCTGCAACAGGCGGAATGTGCTGTCATTGGCCCGCATCCACGGAATCGGGCTTTCGGTTCTCAAAGCTTCCTTCTGATACTTGTTCGGCGTCATTTTTCTTTCTCCTTATAATTGATCGGTTGGTCAGTTCCTTCATTCCAGCACTGCTCCAGGCAGGTGTTGCAAGGATCTTCAGCGTCGTCGAGCTTTTCGTGCTCGCACTTCTTGCAGTACAGGTCAAACCTGACTTCCTTGGGTGTCGGCTCCGTCATACAGAACCACCTCGCCTTTCTCCAAAGATTTCTTCACGTCAATCAGCCGCTGATTGCTGCTACCTCGCCAGGGAATATCCAGCGACATCTTATCCTTCTCAAATGGCCCATCCACCAGCACGTCGATCTCTTTGAGCAGAGTCTTGCGGTTGTCTTCCCATTCCATGATCTGTTCAAAGGTATAGCCTGTGTAGCACCATACGTTCAGATTCTTGAAATGGGCGTATCTGGCCAGCTCTAACGCCGCCACCGGCTGCAAGAAAGGCTCGCCGCCGCTTAGTGTAATACCAGTCAGCAGCGAGTCGCCAGCCATAGCTTTGCAGAAGACATTCGTATCGATCTTATCACCGCCATACATGGGCCATGAACCGGGATTGTGGCAGCCATCACACTTATGCAGGCAGCCCTGGAAGAATATCGCCATCCGCACGCCGGGTCCGTCCACATAGGAATTCAGCTCGAATCCGTAAACTCTAAAATTCATCGCTTAATGCCTCCTTCTGCTCTGCCAGTTGTGAAAGCGGTCCACGACCCAGGAAGCGAGAATAATCCCTACAAAGCTTCCGGCTACGGTCGTCAGAAAGTGAATCAGAATATCCATATTTATCTCCTTTCGCCAGAAAAAGAAGAGGGAATGCGATTTCCGCAAACCCTCCTCAAATATCATTTCTTCTTGATCGCCAGGAAGTCGCACAGGTTCTTCATCGTCAGTACGATCCAGTACGCGATGATCCAAACCCAGGCCTGGCCAACAGCATAAATCCGATACGCTACCCAAGCAGCAATCAGGATCAGGGCGATCACGCACGCCTGAGACAGTTTCTGCCAGATGCTCATGCGCTCACCAATTCCTTAATTAAAGCTTCACCCCATTCGATTTGCTCATAGGCGTGAGCTGCCTCGGTGTAGGAATCGTAGTTGCCCTCGAATACGCCGTCGATATACAGCGTATAGAAGCCGCGCTTATCGCGTTTGATCTCCATCGCCGGTTCACACATCGTGCTTCACCCTGTCCCTTTCCTCCGCCTGCTTGGCGTTGTTCCAGCGGTCCATCGTACCCACCAGATAGCCGGTGATGCGACGGATGCGCTCGAACGGCTGACCCACAAGGTTATACTTCACCTCGGCGGTATCGTCGTCCAGAATAGTGATCTCCATCGAGTCCAGCGCCGTACCAAACTTCTCTTGCCCATGCTCCTGATACCACAGAAGCTCCTTGCTGCTGATCTCGCCGCCCTTAACCTCAATCTTCATTCAGAATATCCTCCTTCACGTTTTTCAGCTCATCGCCCTTGGGACGAGCGATCTTCTCGATTTCCTTCCAGGTATGTCGTCTTCCGCAGTGCGGACACACGTCACCAATGATGCCGTTGTAGCCGCACACGGGGTCACGATCCACCGGATGGTTGATGCTGCCATAGCCGATGCCGCATTCCTTCATGTGGCGGATAATGGCCTCAAAGGCCTCCAGGTTCTTTGTAGGGTCACCATCCATTTCCACGTAAGAAATATGCCCGGCGTTCGTCAGCGCGTGATAAGGCGCCTCCAGCTCAATCTTGCGGGCTGCGGAGATGGGAAAGTACACCGGCACATGGAAGCTGTTGGTGTAGTAGTCCTTATCTGTCACACCCTCGATCTCGCCGTAGAATTCCTTGTCCATCCGCACAAACCGTCCCGACAAGCTCTCAGCGGGCGTAGCCAGGCAGGTCACATTCAAGCCCAGCTCTTCGCTCTGCTCGTCGCAGAAGTTGCGAATATACTGCACGATCTCCAGACCCAGCTTCTGAGCTTCCTCGCTCTCGCCATGATGCTTGCCGATCAGTGCCTTGAGGGTTTCCGCCAGGCCGATAAATCCGATGGACAGCGTACCGTGTCGAAGCACCTCCACCACGCAGTCGTCCGGACCCAGCTTATCCGAGTCCATCCACACGCCTTCACCCATCAGGAATGGGAAATTGCGCACAGTCCGCTCCGCCTGCACCAGATAGCGCTGGAGAAGCTGCTTCATCACCTTATGCAGAATGCCGTTCAGGTGAATGAAAAAGACCCTCGTGTCATGATCCGACTCAAGGGCCAGTCTGGGGAGGTTGATGGATGTGAAGCTCAGGTTGCCGCGTCCGGGAGCGATCTCGGGTCCGCAGACGTTGCCCATCACACGGGTCCGGCAGCCCATATAGCCGACTTCGGTTTCGGGATGGCCGGGCTTCCAGTATTTCAGGTTGAACGGCGCATCGATAAAGCTGAAGTTCGGGAACAGCCGCTTGGCACTTACCCGCATCGCCAGCTTGAACAGGTCATAGTTCGGATCTTCGGGGTTGTAGTTCACGCCTTCCTTCACGCGGAAGATCTGAATCGGGAAGATTGGGGTTTCGCCATTGCCAAGCCCCGCCTCGGTCGCCAACAGCAGCTGCTCCATGGCAAGCCGTCCTTCCCAGGAGGTGTCCATGCCGTAGTTGATGCTGCTGAACGGCACCTGCGCCCCGGCCCGGCTGTGCATGGTGTTCAGGTTGTGGATCAGGCCTTCCATCGCCTGATAGGTATCGCGGACGGTCTTCTTCATGGCATATTCCTCGCGCCATCTCAGATCGGTGTCGTACTTCATCTCCGCGTTATTCAGCAGATCAGATTGAATCTGAAATGCTTCCCGCAAATATCGCTGATATGTCAGCCGCACGCCGTCCGCCATAGCGTAGTCGAAATCCACAATGCTCTGTCCGCCGTGCTGGTCGTTCTGGTTGCTCTGGATAGCGATTGCCGCCAGGGCCGCGTAACTGCCGATGCTCTTCGGCTCACGCAGATGCCCGTGCCCGGTGTTGAAGCCACCTTTGAACAGCTTCCGCAGCTCGATCTGCGTGCAGGTGGTGGTCCAGCCGTAAAAGTCCAGATCATGAATATGAATCCAGCCCTTGCGGTGCAGGTTGGCGATCTCCGGATCAACCATGGTTTCCAGATAGTATTCCTTAGCTGTGTTGGCACCCTGCTGGAGCATCGCCCCCATAGGGGTATCGCCGTTGATGTTACCATTCTCGCGCTTCAGGTTGCAGTCCTTTGCGTTGGAACGATTGATGTCATCGCATATCTTCTTGACCGTCTGGCCAAAGATGAGTTCATTCATGTGTCAGGTCCCTCTTTATCCTCCAAATTTTCATTTTTCTTCTTTTCAAGATGGCGGAAAATCACTTCGCAGCGGTTGCGATGTGTACAGCGAACTGTAGTATCCGTTCCGACACAGCGGTCGAACGAATATACCGAATCTTTTCTCACATCTGCCTCGAAGTCAGAGCATCCATGGCAATAATCCTCCACTTCAAGATGAATCATGGCTTCATTTTCCTCCTTTTCAGTCGGAACCTTGGGCTGATCCTGCGGGCTGTCCAGCCAGATATAGTAATCCATCCGTGTCCACCCGCCATCGGAACATGCCCGGACAATCTTTCTGCTGCCATAGCGCGTCAGAATACTTGCCCAGGCAGGTCCGACACGGTTGCCGTTTTTGTATTCGCAGCTCGGGTTCTGCCAAAAGAGTTTCTTGGAACGAACCATAAAGTAGATGCCGCCCCATTCGTCGGCCTTCTGCGTCAGGACAGTCTCCAGAAACTCTTTTACGGTGTACTCTTTATCCAGCTGGACATCATAGCTCGCAGTACAGTCACCCCTGGTGTCGCTTGTTTGAATCAGTCTGAACATGATGGGTTCCTCCTGTTACCTTGAAATCCATCATTTTTCTCCTTTACTTAGCCAGGATTACGCTTATTGAGATAATCCGATTCAAGCCCAACGAACTTGGGTTTCGGATCATCCAAGAGGATCACGGCCTCGACCTCCGTTTCCTCATGTTCATTTTGCGCGTATCCGACCATTGTCTTTTTCACTTCGATGGATACTTTATCCGTTTTCGTTCGGAAGCTGTTCGCGATGAGCTCTTCAATATCCATCTGATTGAGACGAATGGTAGTTAGCATTTCATTTTTCTCCTTTCAGCAGCAGATCACTTATACTTGCAAACAACCCAGAACAGGATAACTGCAAGTATAGCCGTGGGTGCCCATATGGGAGCGAGCACCCACAGCCATGACCAATTGATCACACCAACAAGCTTGAGAACGATAAATATAACGGCCAGTGTTCCGCTCAGAGTCATGCCGCCAGCCGCTCCATTATCCCTTCTCATCGGCTTCCTCCTTATCCAGCTCCACCTTGATCCTTGCCAGAATATCCTCGACGACTTTTCTGGTCTTTGGATGGAGCTTCATCTCTTTGTGCTTGTCATACCAGCCGAAGATCTCACGAAGATTACCGCTGCGGAAACTGAAACTCCACCAGTCGGCGATCATTTCGATCACATACTCCAGCGGCATTTCCAGGATCTCTTCCGGCTCATCATCGTGTACCAGAATCCAATACTGCCAGTGATGCGGATTGCAGTGAATATGATGCAGCCACGCATAATTGAAGTCAGTAACAACCTTGTGGGATTTGTTGCCACCATAGAAATATGCGTCATAAGCGTCATACTCTTCGGGAGACAGCTTGCTGTTGTCATGCATGGAAATATGACACCGAAGCTTGTACTCATCCACCTTGAGGATCATGTCCTGGCAGTGAAGAACAATCCAGTCGGCCGCTTTCTGGACTGCGGAAATATGACCCTTCAAGTAATCGTCGTACTGAAAGCTCATTTCACATTCTCCTCACTGTCCTTGCAGAAACGTTTGGTAAAATTATTCACATTATTGGCAAAGTCGCTGAATGCCTTCTTGATCGGAGTAGTATCCAGATCCAGCTTCATCTGCTCATACAGCTCTTTGTCGCCATCCATGTCCTCACCGGAAATATCCGGCAACCACTTCTTGAACACGCTGTAGTATGAGCCTTTGTTGCCAAGTGCCTTCTTGGCAATCGCCATGGCCAGACCCTTCTCAGGGTCAAAGTCTTCCTTGGCGCACTTCACCACCGTTTTGGAACCGTCTTTCCAAATCACGATAGTCGCTGGTGCATTGAAAATCACCCGCTCGATCCCAACGCTTCGGGCATGATCGACATCCAGAATATACTGGCCGGGCATCATAGGTTTAGTAATGTTAATACCGATCTTCATTTTTCTTTTTCCTCCTGATTCATCAAGATTGGTTTTCCACAATCCGGACAATATTTCGGCATGTGGAAATCAGGTGTTCTGCACGCATACGGCAAATCATCATCAAATTCGGAATTGCAGTATGGGCAACGATAATACCCGTGGTCTTCGCTCCATGGCTTTTTCTCATGGTCAGCTGTGGACAGCAGTTTGAAAATATCCTCGGCATCCTGGCCCTCAAAGGCATTCACGATCGTGATCGCTCCCTTGTCGCCATCCTTCTTTCCCACAATACACAGGCGATTGTCCTTGCCGTGTGTCAGGTCGAAGCTCACTAAAAGCACTTCCGTCGAGGCAACTGGAACTTTGTTCATTGCGGTTATCCTCCTTTATCATCGGAACTGTTACATGATCCATTGTTATGGTCTGCTGATTCCCGCAACTATAGCACATCGGCGTAGTCGGAGAATATACACGCTTACAGATCGGGCATTGCCAGCCTTGAGGCGCCCAAAGGTTACTCTCATACATCAGAAATCACCTCGATGATTTTTTCGACGGTCTGCATCTTTGGATAGACCTCTGTGTGAATTTCGCAGGTCGGAATGGAATCAGCTTTGTCCGTCATCGTCGGAATACGAATATGGATCTCGGTGGAGATCACGCCTTCCGTATCCGGAACCAGCTCTTCAATCCGATCAATGATGTCCTGACATGCGAGCTTTGTGGTTTCTATGACCTGTTCTCTGTATGTCATGACAATCACCCCAGCTTCAGGGTAACGTCCTTACCCGCTTTATCCGCCATGGAAGAGGCAATGGACTGGTAGATCTTGCCCACGTTGTCCAGATTCCGCTGGTAGTCGCTCATAAGCCCATCCAACTTGCCGTCGAATCGCTCCAGCAGCATCTCCTTCGCCTTCTCGGTGGCGTCTTCCATGATCTGGTTGCTGTCCACCTTGGCCGCTTCCCTGGCAATGGCGTCGGATACGGTCTTGCTCAGCTTGCCATAGCTCTCCTTCACCGCATCCCGGACGTACTTCTGGGTCTGGTGGATCATCTCATCCTCCACATTGTGCACAGCCCGGTTCACCACACGGCCAACCTCACGATTGGCGGCATTATTGATCGCCATATCCACAATGTCATGCTGGATGTCCACCACAGTCAGCTCGGCAACGCCCTCCGCCGCCTTGCTAACCAGCTTCACGGTCTTCTTCATCTGTCGATGGCAGTAGACCGCGGCGATCACCGAAGCTCCGGCCAGCACACACAGGCCGATCCGCTCCAGCTTGCGCATCTTTTCCTCGAACTGCTCTTCACGGGTTTTCTGATTATCCATCTTCATTTTCTCCTTTCAGATCACCACTTCACAAAGCGGCTTTCGTTGAATGTTTTCTTATCCTTCAAAGCCCGGCTGATCGCCAGATCGATGCCGCTGCGGCTTTTCAGATGGTAATAGTAAAGGTCATGGAATGGCGTGTTCAGACGGTCAATCCGTCCGCTTGCCTGCACCATGACCTTGTAGCTGTAGTTCTGGGAATAGAAAAGGATGGTGTCCGTTTCCGTACAGTTCCATCCTTCCGACCCGGCGCCGTAATTCACAAAATATACCCACCGTTCAGCTTTAGGAATCGGCTCATGCTTATGACCGTTCCATTCTGCCATTTCCGTTCCGGCGGCCCATCCAAGATTCTTAAGGATCTCCAGCTCATAGTCGAAGCTGTAAAATATAATCATCCTGGGATGGTTCTCGGCGATCTCCAGCACCATGCGCTGACGGCTGTCATCCTGATTGACCACACGCCGTAGACAGTAGCACAGGCCGCTGGCGTTCTCAATTGGTTCGTTCTTCCAAATATCCCAGCGGGAACGCATCAGGTCCTTGTACAGCGATACGTCGTATTGCACGTACACATCTTCGTGATGCGCTTCCGTCGGGCGTTTGAAATCCATGTCAATCAGGATAGAATCCCGCAGCCGTTCCAGATGCTGCTCTCCAAGATACCGCTCGATCTTAGGGAACTTGGTAAAGTGGGAATATACAATGTGTTCACGGCTGAACTGCGTGCGGTTCTTGTAGAACCCGTTGGCGATGAACAGAGGGATATAATCGCTCCAAGTATCCCCGGGGGTTGCCGATAGTAGAATCCATCGATTGTGCTTCACAATCTTCAAGAAGCTTTTCACCCATACACCATTCCCAACCACACGCTGTTCATCAAATATAAAGAAGGCGTTCTCCGCCTCCACGTATTTCTGAACGTTGTTCCAACTGTCCACCACAACCTTGTTGCAGTAGAGATTGGTTTCTTTGGAAGTTGAAAGCAGGAATGGAGCAAGCTCTTTTTCCCATTCAAAGGTGTCCCGCTTTCTGGCCGTGGTGATGATATACAGGTCCATCGGCGGGTCATCCATGGGAATATAATCTTCGCCTTGCAGGCATCCGATCTCACCGCCATTAACGAGGTAGTAGTAGCTGATCGCTGTCAGACTTTTACCACTGCCCACGCCGCCGCAAACCACGCAGCCGTTCTTCATCCGCTCAATGGCGTCCAGCTGATGCGCATACAAATTGATGTTTGCCATTTCCATTCCTGCTTTCTGTTGGGGTTTCTTAAAAGGGCTCTTCCTCGTAGTCCTCCTGACGGGAACGATACCGAGCCGCGTAGGGATCGTCATCCAGATCCTGCTCTACATACATCGTGCGGATGTACAGGCTCAGGCCGTTGTTCACGGGATCGTACTCATACGGGTTCAGGATGACGTTCACGTTCTTCACCCGCATGCTGTCGATGCAGGATACGCTGTCCTCATCCAGCAACACCGGCTCATTGTTGCCGCTCACCAAATATACTTTGGGCGGATACTTCACCGGCTGGCCGGCGCGGTTGCGGTACTTCAGCAGTACCGTCACGAAGTATTCCGGAACGAACTCGTTCGGATCGTCATCGGGCCGCGGACGGGTCTCACGCACCTTGAAGCCGGCCTTGATCAGATCCTTCGCCTGTTCGGGATCGGGGATCAGCAGATTAGCCTTGCGGCGGGAGTCGGCAAAGCGATCCTTGGAAGGGTCGCCAGAGAAGTTGGTAGCAAAGATAAAACGAGTGTCATCAACAGCGATCGTACGTCCGATCATAAGTCATTTCTCCTTTATGAAAGTTTTTGAATTTCCCAAGTCATCTGTGATAGTTACAGAAGAACCTGGCATAAACCAGCATTTCTCGCTCGCCCATGCCAGGTCCAAGATCGTCCAGGGATCAGCTTGTAGCGGATAGCTTCCGGATGTTCCGTCTTTCCGCACATAACCGATGTGAAAAGTTCTTCGATTGTCAGCAGTGGTATTACACTCCGTCATGAGCATCACCTTCAGGAGGCACATCAAAGCGGTCATCGCTCTGGAACCATTCAAAGTCGCCATACTGGTTAATGGTTTCAATGGCGTCATTCACCAGCTTGTCATAGTAACCGCGGTCAATGTCGGCTTCTCGTCCAAGCGCCGTTACCATCTCGCTTTCCATCCAGCGGAAACCGGTGGTCCCGCTCGCAGCCGAATACTTGCCTCCGGCTTCCCGCATCAGCAGTCCGCCTCCGCAGCCGGCTTTGATGGGCGTGAACTCGCCAACCTTTCCCACAAAGTGGTAGTCGTGACCGCAGGCAATCTGGCTTTCCAGATCCCTCAGATTCCGCTCGGTCGGAATATCCAGCGTCGAGCGCTGGGCGTCAGCCTTCAGGTCTTGCCAGTCCTCAAACTTCAGACCGGCTTCCTTCAGCGCCTTCTGGAATGCCTTCTCCTCCGGTTCTACGTCAGGCAGCTGCTCATTCATGTCCAAATATAATGCGCCGCTGACCGAGAAGGTCTCGCACATGTCTTTGAACTGGATGGGCTCCCGGCTGAACAGGGTTTTGAAGACATACGGTACCTGGAATTGCTTGCCAGTCGCCGTCCACGCCAGTGGATGATCCTTCACATCGCCCGGCACATAGCCGTACTTGGCCATGCAGTTGTCGGCATCGTCGTATCTTGCGATATATACGGCATTGTTCACCAGGCACATCTTGTCATAAGTCGCCTCATGCTCAAATGTGTAACCATAGCGCTTGCCGTATTCCATCACAAAGTTGATAATGTCCATGTTCGCTTCAGGGATCTTGATGGAGTCCGTCTTGATATGGGCTACCTTGAAGCCGCGTTTCTGCACCTCATTCTTCAGGTTCACCATGAACAGGGCGCCGCGCTTGGCTACGATGTTGTCCTTGTTTCTCGGGTCGCGGAAGGCGTTCTCAAAGGCCGCGCTGGTCAATCCATACACGGAGTTGATGGCCGTCTTCAGAGCATTCGCCAGCTCCTTGGCGGTCATCTCGCCGCTCTGCACCTTCTTGATGTAAGGCGCCAGCTTGCCGTCCAGAATATGATTGACCTCGTCCCAGGCCTTGTGCTTGATACTCACACGTCCATCCACGATTTCCTTGAATCGTCTCGTGAAGGTTGGGCCGAACAGGCACTCTGCAATCACGCTGTGCGGGTGCATCGAAGCGATATCCAGCAGTGCCACATTGCCGTACATACCCGGCTCTGCGTAGACATAACCGCCTTCTCCGACTTCCTCGCCGCGATAGGTGGACACGCCTTTCTCAAAGGTATACCCAGGAAAATATGGCAGCAGACTCTCGTCCTCGCCATGCTTCACTTCCATCATCTCCGGCGTTGCCTCCAGCAGGAACTTGTACACCTCCTGCTTCAGCTCATGCACCGGCTGGCTCAGATCGCGGTAGTTGAATTCCGCCTGCGGCTTGCGCACCTGGTCAAATATGATTCGAGTGGTCAGCTGGTTCGTCGTGTCATTCACGGTCAAACCCGCAATGTCAGCCAGAATCTGTCTTGCCGTCCAGTCCGCGCTCAGATGGTTGAACACCGCCTCAGTGGCAATCACGTCATTGTCGCAATACTCAGCAACTTTCGGCCAAAGTTCTTCCGGAACAGGCTTATCCCATGGCAGCCCAAGCTCCTGATGATGAATGCCCAGTTCGATCTCGAACTTCTTCAGGCTCTTCTTGTTGCCGGCGGACGCGAAATCATACACGTCGGTATAACTCACATTGTAGGCTTCGCCAAAGAATGCGTCGTTTCGCTTACTGTTGCCGTTCACGATCCGCTGGCTCAGGTTATACAGCTGCATATTGCTATAACCCATCAAACGACCCCAGAGAATATGATTGTCGTACCGTCGGCAGTTGAAACCAATCAGCCTGTAGCGCATCAATTCCTCCACCTCGGCGGGCTTCGGGTTGATCATTCGCACAACCGGCTTGCCTTCACCTTGCAGCTTCCAGTTGATGAGGAACAGGTTCGGGAAGACCTCCACATCGTAGAACACGATTGGCGCTTCGCTGGGAATATCAGGCGTCACCTCTTTGTCTTTCGACTTGAACTGCATCTTATTCACCAGTTTGATGCAGTAATCAGCCTGATGGGTGCTGTGTGCCGCGAATGCCAGGACAGCGTTGCGCATGTCGCTCACATCGTAGCTCAGCTTGTCATCCTTGTAGGCATCCTCAAGGATCTTGTAGATGAAGTCGATGCTCGGCTTCGTGCCTGCATGAATTTCCTTATTCAAGTTTCTCTTAATCAAAGTTCGCAGGCCCTTTTCACTTTGAACAGAATCGAAGTTGACTATTTTCTTCGCCTCCTTCAAGGGCAGTCCGGATGAAAGATGGGCGATGGGCAGCTTGTTGCACAGCGAGAGTTTCCTCCGTAAGCTGCTGTTGCCGTTAAAAACCTTGATCTCAATGTGATCCGCATAGATCCTTGAGAGTTGGCTCACATCGCCATCGTAAATATAATGCAGATGGATGGCCTTCCCACTCTTGCTCACCTCTGCATAGGTGGGCGGCCATTTGCTGGCTTCCTCCAGATTTCGCTCAAAACTCTTTTCGCCGTCCGGCCCCAGAATATCAAAGTCGATCACGATCAACTGTTCCGGAGTTTTGACATAGTGCGGTTTGCTGGTGTCCAGGTCGCGAAGCAGTGTCTTCACGTTCTCCCACTTTCTTGAAGGGGTTCCGGCATCGTTGGCATACTGCGCAGGACAGTCCGCATACTCGCTGTCAAATATAGATGGCTGCTGAATGAGCTCAATCGCCGGTTTTGGCGCTTCTTCTTTTTTCTCAGGCTTCTCCTCCTCGAATTTCTCGTTTCGGAAGCCCTTATAGTAGCTCCGCACCCGCGTTCCGTCAGCCAGGATCTCGCGTTCTTTGTAGTCTCTGAAGTAGTTCTTCAGTTCCTCCTTAAAGGCGCGTTGAGAATATGGATAAGCCACCTTCGCGTCTTCACAATAGGCTTTATACATCGTCCATGCGGCTTTCAGCGTGGTCTCATCTTCCTTGTTGAATATCGCCCAGCTGTCCAGCACAAAGTTGTAAAAGTCATTAGAAGCGCTGAGCATGTTCAGCGGAATATAATCGTCGTACGCATCCGGCTCTTCGAGATACACATCCATGCAATGCTGCGCGATGGCGCCAAGCTCAAAGCTGATTTGCTTCATCAGCTGCTTGTACTCGCTCGGCCGCAGTTTTTCGCCGGTGGGTGATACGTCAATCAGTCGTCTCAGCAGGCCGCTCTTGGCATCCGTGATCTTCACAGGCCGGTTCGTGCCCATGAACAGAAAGCATTTGAAGTTGTTCTCGTACATCTTGGAGAACTTTTCGTTCACGCTCATCCGTTCATGAGAGACCAGGCTGTTGATCCGGGTGTTGTCCTCGATCCTGCTCAGATCGCCGTCATGCTCGATGGCTACCAGTGGGTTCTTCTTGAAGGGCTCCAGGGCAAACGCGTTGCTGCTCTGGCCAAGCGCCTTGCTGTCGAAGGTCGCCGTATAGCCCTCAAATAGTTGCTCGATAATACCAATGATCGTGGATTTGCCGGTTCCCGCCGCACCATAGAAAACCATGAACTTTTGCAGCTTCCGGCTGTCACCGGATACGATGCTGCCGATCGCCCATTCGATCTTCCTGCGTTCGGAAGGAGAATATAAGACCGAAAGCAGCTTGTCCCACGCGCTGGTATCACCCTTTTCCAGAGGATAGGGCAGGCGCTTGGAGGCATAGTCCTTTCGGTCTGTTTTGGTATTGGAGAATATCAGCTTTTCGTCCAGCATATGGAAGGAGTCGCGCATCTGACGCTGGCAATACTTGTGCCATACATCGATCATGCCACTTTCGGCATCCCACAAATGCAGCACCTTGTATCCAGTCTCGAAGCGCGAAGCATTCTCCTTGGCGTACTTATCCAGCTCTCCATCGATGATATCCACCGCATCCTGCTCACTGGTAGACCACAGGCCTTTTTCCTCTACCCAAATCGCGTAGAAATCCCCGCCGCGAATCATCAGATGCTGGCTTGGATTTCTGATGATGAACTTTGGGTAAATCTCAATGATCCCGCGCTTGGTCGAGCGGGTAGAAATCATCAGAAAATCGATCATTGCTTATCCCGCCGTTTCATTCGTTTTTACACGATCCTCCAGGGCATCCACGTGCTTCATCAGGTCGTAGACCAGAACATACAGGATTCCGAGACTCGCGGCAAAGCAGAAGATGCTGCCCTTCACCCTTCCGAAGTTTCGGGAGACCTTTCTGAACGCCTTGCTCGCATCGGTTCTGGTCAAATATAAATCGTTCAGATTCACAACCGCCAATCTGTCCATTTCATTTTCTCCTTCCATAGATGTTCTCGTTCAGATACCACATCATTTGATACCAGATTTCGGCTTCGCGCATATCGTGCTCGCTGTCAGATATGGTGAACAGCCCGCCTCGGCCATCGGGCCGGTATTCCCTTCGCATAAAGCGATCGAGAATATCAGCCGCGATGACCTTCTCGAAGTGGCCGTCATCCATATCCAGCAGTCCAAGACTTTCGATCATCTCGAAGAACCATTTGCCAGTCCGATTCCCGCTGTCGGGGTCGTCCGTAATATGCTCTTCACAGCGCTGCGCCAGTGCGACCATCATTTCGAGGATGCTGCACGGCTCGTTGCCCATGACCTCGTCGATGGTTCGCTCGTTATAACCGGAGTCGAAGGCGAACCGGTACCGAAGATCAATGCCGTCGTCGGCCCGGTTGCCATCCATCTCCAGAATATAAATGAACTCCGTCTCGTGAAGCAGACGGAAGAGTTGCCTCCAGGACAATCCTCTTGAATACTTCCCGTCGCACACGAGCCGGATCATCCATTCAAAGTATTCGTTCAGGATTCTGTCCCGGTTACCTTCCGGCCTCACTCCTTTCACTCGGATCGCCAAATATCATTCACACTCCTGTTATGTTGCCAGATAGGGCTTCTCCCGAAGAATATCGGCGTAAGTGCGCTGATCCATCAGGATCTCGTAATCAACCTTGAGTCGGTCGTTGCGCACGAACACACTGTCATCCTCATACTCACCGAAGTGAGTCAGGCTGTCCTTGCCGATGGTTTCCTCGATCTCATCCTCATCCATGGCGCGGTCGTTGTCGTCCGTAACCGTCCCGTCCGCGTAATAGGTCAGGCTGATTTCGTCGTAACCATCCTGATCGCCAAATTCCTCAGGAGAGATCACGTGGGGCGCCTGGATCGGCGCGGGCTTTTCTTCCTCCGTATAGCCCAGCTTGGCAGTGTACTGGCTATACGCCTTGCGTTCCTGCTCCGTGGGCTTGGGAGGCTTCTTTTCCGGCAGTGGATGTTCTTTGCGGAAAGCCGCCTTGACGGAATCGATCTCGTCCTGCACCAGCTGCTCATACTTCTGCTTCATGATCTTGTCGGCGGCCACGAAACCGACGACGCCACCGACCGTGAAAGACAGAAAACCTACAAGTTTGTTATTCATAAAGTTCATTCCTCACTTTCTCCATTCAATATGACATCGGTCTGCTCCCGGCTTGTGAATTTCTTCAGACACTGCCGGTAATAGGTGTCAGTCGCTCGACCGTCATACAGCCCTCTGTCATAGGCGGATCGTTCCCTGCGACGCTGGTCGTTCTGGTGATAATCGGAAATCTGACGACGAAGACCGTCATTTTCCTTGAGAATATAGTCATTGTGGCGGGCCTGCTTCTTCTTGTCATCCAACAGAAACAGCACCAGCATGGAAAGGGCGGTAATCACAAACGTCAGAATAATAGCACCGATCATAATCAACGCGCCGCAGGGGCGCTCCCTCCTTTATTCATTCTTGATCGTAAAGACAGTTACAGCCAATCCCCCGAACAGCGCAGACGCACTTAAAAGGATTCCGCCAATGATATGGCGTTTCCGCTTGGTATCCAGCATGTTGTCCAGGGAAAATATAAAGGCGTCCAAAAAGTCCATTAAATCAACCTCTTTTCTTTTTGGGTTTGGTGAGTACAGCGACGCCGCCGATCAGGCAGACGCCGGCCATTGCCGCAAACATGATACAGGTAGCGGCCTTCAAAGCGGTTTCCACGGTTGCACCTCCTCCCAAAAATATAAAAGAAGGAGCCCATTACTGAGTAATGAGCCCCTTGTCCTCGGCATGATCCATGATAGGACCATCCACATTGAAGTCCAGCAGGAAGACCTTCTCATAGTCACCGGGCTTGTCGCTCCGTTTGCGGTACACTTCCTGGATGCCGAAATCCACCCAGTTGTCACCGTGGTCTTCGCAATTCTTATCGTACACCCAGCCAACTGCCTGACCAGCCCTGCTCTTCTCGATGCCCAGCATCTCATAGACATCATTCAGGAACAGGAAACCGTTTGCCCGAAGCATGTGGTTCGCCAGTTCCTGCTGTGCCTTGAGGAAGAATGCGTTGTAATCCGCATTGGGTTCGGCAGCCCGAGCCTCAGGATAGGCAAAATATCGGGCATAGTCGGAAGGCATCGGATTGTCAACAACAGTGGCATTCTTTTTGACCTTCTTCTCCTTGCCGTTCTCATCCGTCTCAGTCACTTCGATCTTTTCCTGATGAGCGCCGAGCCTGAGTTCCTTATCGACCTGTTCACCAAACCGCTCGATCACACGGCCGCGATACTGCTTAAAGCTCGCGTCGATGGTCGCATAGGCAGCAGCCAGTGCCATATTGCGCTTACGCAGAATGTTATTGCTGGCCAGAATGCCGGTGATGGACAGAGCGCCCAGCGTCACCGAAGGCCCGTACAGCTTCACAAAGCCAAGACCGGTCTTCAAATATACGCTGGTCAGTTCACGCTTTTCAGCGCGTTCATCCGGATTCTGCGCATACTTCTTGTGAACAGCTTCCGCGTTCTGCTTATGCGCCTCCAGCACCGGGTCCAGCCTGCGCGTTTCCTTGCAGGCCATAACCGCGCTGGTGACCACACCCACGATGCCGGTTACCACCAGGATTTCCGGGCTGTGCTTGCTCACGGCCAATTTGCAGGAATTGACCGTATTCTTGATATCGAATTTCATTAGAATCCCTCCTTAGTTGTGTGCGGTCGTTACCGTGGCATCAGATGCGGAAGAACTCGCACAGCAGGCAGACTGGCTGTCAACTCTGATATGCCTCTCCACATGAGCAATCAGACGATCGAGATACCAGCGGGCCTTCTTCAAATCTTCCAGACCGTTCTTGTGCTTCCACCGGCAAATATACTTGATGACGTTGCCGGTATTGGTCGCTTCAGCTCCAGTCAGATCCTCTGTGAAAGCCTCGATCACATCGATCGTTTCCAGACCGTTCTTGGTCTGGTAATGCGGCGGGTGATTGACAAAGTCCACCACCGGCTTAGAACTCGCGTCCATAAATATGATATCTCCTTTCCTTCCTCGTCGGCGCAACGGGATTGTTCGCATGATTCCAGAACCATTGGGTGATCCGCTTGAAACGGCTTTTCCTGCTCTCGAAGCCGCAGTGATTGCAGTGAATGTAATACTCCGTCTTTCTTTTGGCGCCGCCGTCCAGAACCATCAATGTCTGGCTTTTCCAGGTACACCAGGGACAGGCTCTCAGTTTCATCCGAACCATAAGCCATCCCTCCCTTACAGGGTCGTCGCTCTGGGAAGATTGATGATGTAACCGTCCCGGACACGCTCAACCCGGGCGTTTCTCAGATCAGTCCACCCGTATTTGTTGTCAGTATAGTTGCAGCTGATGCCGGCCATATCGAACAGATCGGCCACGCTCACCACCTCAAAGCGCTCCAGCAGCTCTTCCATACGATACAGTACCTCTTCCGCGTCGCCGCGGGTTTCGAAGACGATGTCATCGTAGTTGTATTGCGCCTGAGCACGGGGACGGGCATAATCGCGCCGATCTTCCGACTGGTAATACTGACGATAGGCGACCTTCGCGCCGGGCGTACCAGATTTTCCTCGGGTCGGCTCGCCCAGCAACATGTTGATGCCGTTGCACACGATATCGCTGATCGCCCGCTTGATGGACGGCACCAACACCTCCATCAAAATATAACTCTTGACAGAATCCACGTCGCCCGGTACGAAGATGCTTCCGGCCTTGGCGAGCCCGCTTTTCTTGCGCTGCTTCACATTGCCGGTCACCACCTTCTCCGTTCGCTTCTCAGGCATCGGCTCGTGGCTGTCTTGCTGCTCCTTGGAGCGATGGGAGTTGGATTTATACTCTTCCGCCATGAAATATACCCTCCTTTACTGAGCCACGCGGAACCGCCGCTTCTTTCCGATGCCCATCTGGGCGCGATAGCCGTCTGCGGCCAGGCTTCCGCTGGTCACACGGCGCCAGACGGGAATATGCCGCTTCTGGATCGCCGCCAGCTGTTTGCGGCCCTGGCTGGTACGCTGCATGTTCTGATTACGGGTGTGGGAGAGGCCCATACCCATCACACGGTTCACGTGGGGAACGCCCATGGCCTGAAGCCGGGCTTTTGCGATAGCACGAATGGAAGAACGCTGACTCATTTTTCTTTTCTCCTTTCAAATATGGCAAAAAGTAAAAGAGAAGGCGCCTTGTTATCAGCGCCCGCTCTTTATCAGGTGTTACTCATCGATCTCAGGGATCTCGTCCAGGTCCATGTCGTCCAGATCGGTCTCTTCTTCCTTGGCTTCTTCGGCATGGCGCTTAGCCACCTTCCGCTTGGTGATCTCACGCTTGATCTTCTTGGTCATCGGAATGACCGCGAACTTGACCACTGCCGCAGCAGCAATCAGTCCGAGTCCTACGATGCCAATGGTCTTCAGCGTGGAACCCTCAGTGGGGGTCGCTTCCGTCATGTCCTCGATCGCCTCGGTAGTGATGATCTCGTTCTTTTCGATGTTTTCCATTGTCTTTTTCTCCTTTCGATTTTAGGGTTTTCCCCTTCATAAAGCACCTTGCAAATTTCGCGGATTTCAGCCAGTCCACGAAGTCTTTGGTAAAATCTTTGAGGGTAAACGGATAATGAGACCATGCGATTGCCATAATCATCATTACAGAAAACCCCAAATAACCCGATAAGCTTATCAAAGTTACTGATAACAACTCTCGCATAGTCTTTCTCCTTACCTCAACCGTCTACGACAAGCCATCGTAGCAGTCAAGACTCACTGTACCCGTACTCAGGCGGATTGATGTGACTCATAACCAGGCAGGGCGTATGGCCGTTGACGAGCTGGCTGGAAAAATGCAGCTCGATCAGGCCCCGATCGCTCCGCCATCCCAGATCATCCCCGACATCCACCGTAGAAAGTCCGATTTCCATGTAGAATTCGTTCAGGGAAATATAGGGCTCGGAGCCATTGTTCATCTGCCAGTTCAGTTTGTTGGCCGCCCGCTTCAGTGTCTCGACATCAGAATAGAAATATCTTCCAAACATCGTGTCGTAGCACATCACCGGCGCCACTGCTCCTTCTGTCATCGGGATCTCGGAGCTGTTCTGCGGGGGAGGATTCCGTTCGATCCGGTCCCGGTCGATGGCGTCCAGGATCGCTTCTTCCTTTTTATCCCCAATAGTTTCTACAACTTTCGCCCGATAGTCCCGCAGCGTATTCTCTGCCAGACTGTAAGCTGTTGCCAGAGCGGCGTTTCTGCGCCCGTTTACAGCGCTCGCACCGATCAGACAGGCGACAGATACCGTTCCGGTAACGCCCGCTGGAATATAGCAGACCCATGCCGCCTGCACCGTCTGAAGCACCGTCAGCTTCTTGTGGTGCCCTTCTTTCTTCTTGGCTTCGATCCGACGCATGGCTTCCGGTGTTGCGCGAACAGCCAGCACCGTGGTCGTGATCATTCCGCCGATACCAACGCCGGTCAGAATTTCCGGACTCTTCCGTCTCAAGGTCCTGCCAATGTTCCCGGCAAGACCTTTCCAGTCAATCTTTTGCATCTTCATTTTTCTTCCTTTCTACAGTTCTGAGATACCGCAACACATTTCCGGCCTCATATTCCATCAAAGCCGCAAAAGCATGCGTCTCAAAGTGGTCATCATCCGAGTCTCCAAGAATTTCGTCCAATTCCGAATACCGGCGACTGACAACTTTGATCGGGTCTTCATAAGAAACCGCAATTCTCCGAATCAGATCATTCACCAAAAAGCGTCCGTAAACGCAAGTTTTGAAGTAGGCGTTCCGTTTCGGAAATATCACAGTTTTCTCGTTATACCGGTATACATCTCTCCGATATCGTCGCAGCAACGATATCGCTTCTTCCCGCGTCATAGCCCGATCGATTCCTCCTTTCTTTGTGGGCGAGCAAAAGAAAAGAGCCCTTGTGATCGGGCTCCGTTCTTTTTACTCCTTGGTCATTTCTGTCAGCTTCGCCTGAACAGCTTCGTTGATTTTCGCGTCCATCTTTTTGTCCTCGACGATACTGCTTACGATGTTGATTACAATACCGCCGACGGTGCAAATCAGACCGACCGCTTTAACCCAGTCAAACTTCTTCATGGCATTCGCCTCCTTTCATAATAGTCGCTGCTTTTTTCGCGGAAAGAAGATCTTATGGCGTTTGTCGAGTTTCATCGGCGATTTCCTGAAGGTGACTCATATGCCAGTCATACTCCAACTCTTCCATAGAGTGCGCCTCAAAAGGCATGTCGATCGAACAGACAGTAAGTCCATCATCTGTAATGAAGTAACGGTGATTGAAGTCGATCCATTTATAACCGAACTGCGTTTCACCAATATACTCATCCCATCCGACGCTGTCTCCAACTTCAACAGTCGGCAAATTCAGAATCTGAAGAAACTCATTCAATGTCAGGCTGCCCTTGAGGATGAATAGTCGATTCGCTTCATACTCGGCCCGCATTACCTGCTCCATCGTCCGTTCAAAGAACTTTGGAGCACAGCCATTGCATTCCAGATAAAAGGTCTGAATCTCATCCCATGGCGGACGGTCGTCTTCAGTATCCTGCTTTTCCTGTTCCATGGCTCTCACGATCATTTCGTCCGTATCCGGTCCGCAAATGGTCTTTACCTTGTCGCGATAGCCTTCAAACGCGCTGGCCAGAGCTGTGTAAGCTGCCGCCATGGATGCCTGCTGCCGTCTGCTCAGAACGTTCGAGCCGAATATACACACCAGCGAGGCGGCCCCAACGGCTACGGTAGGAATATACTCTTTTCCGCAGGCCATGACAGTCTCCAGAATGGTGAGTTTGGGCATCTCAAAACCGCCTTTACAGTGGTTTACCGTGCCTTCACGCCGCCCTGCCAAAATATCCTCACCTTTGGTGATAGCAGCATCCTGAATCTTGTCCATCGCCTTTGGAGTAGCCTTGATGGCGAGCACAACAGTCGATACAAAACCGCCAGCTCCAAGGCAGGTGAGAATAGTAGATGCATTATCTTTTAGCCACTTTCCAATATTCATGAAGACACCCTCCCAAACAATCTGTGAAATTCCCGATCCCAACTACAGGGTCCAAGAATTGTCGTCATGTCTTTATCCGTCACCGGCTTCATATGACAAACTGGTATATCTTTCCATGGACTGGCATAGCGAACAAGAAGATAATTATGACCCATCATTTTACCGTCGGCATATTCCTTCACAAACCGTTTACGGTCAGCCAGACTCTTGAATTTAATGAGCATATAAAAATGCTCAAATCCAGGTGCTGGCCGCGTCATTTCCTCCACAGCCCAATATTTCTGAGTCATGACAACCGTACTTGTTCGTTTAGTCTTTTCCGTTTCTACAAGTACCTGAAGATAGCATTCTTTCTTTACGCCCATACTTCATTCCTCTTTTTCAATCAAAGTTATTAAGTTATTGAAAGTTCCTTGATCTAAAAAGCCGACTCTCCGCTTGCACAGATCGTCAGCCACTTCAGGTGAAAATATAGCTCTGACTCCATGCTCTGTCAGGATCAAATGTCTGCCAGTCGGGTAAGCACCGTGATACGGTGGCTGCTTTGGGTGGGCGATCGGATGATCCGTCGCCTCGATCAGGTCGATTCCCTGTTTGCGCAATTCCTTGCAAGCATCGCAGGGCTCATAATCGCCAATCAGCCAGGTCGATCTCGGCGCTTCCGCATCACCGGGCAATTTGCCCAGCAAAGCAATCTCATTCTTTTCCTTTCCACACCAGAAGCAGATTGGAATCGTAGGATTCACACCGTGCTTCTGTGAAATCTTAATGTTCTTGGTTTTCGTTTCCTCCTTTACCAAATGCCCGTTCCCAGGTGATCCTTCGCGCTTCGGAAGATCTTCTTCCGGCTTGCTTTTGAAACTGAATCTCAGCCCAATACTTAACCCAGCGATGATCTGGTTTTGTAATGGGTTTTGTGTCTACGGATTCTTTTGTCATAGGTTGGCCTCCATCCGCATTGTGTATAAGCGGTTCCGCGATGGCGCATCCGCCTACGTTCGTTCTCACGGCTCTGCTTAATCAGCCGCCGCATCTCCAGTTCTTCCTCCCAGCTTCCTTCTTCAATGTACCAGGTCAGAAGCATGCCGCCAAATATAACAATCAACAGAAAAATCATTTATCATCCCTCCTTCTTTTTCTGTTCCTCGCTTTCGTGCTGGAATGTCCGATCGCGCCTTCCCATATCTCTCTGCATTCTCGTTCCCATTGCGTCCAGGGAGCTTCCGCTTCCGGGTGATCCTTGTACCATTGCTTGATTGCTGCCCATTTCTTAGCAACCTCCTCTTGAGTATCAACCGGACCCATAAGTGGATCGAAATTCATCTTAATTGGGCATTTAAGCGGTTCTTGGCTTGACATTGACATGAATCTCCCTTCCTTTCACACACGCCTCAATGACGTGGTTTTCCGGGTTCTGGATGAGGTCTCCGACAACGGAACCGCCTTTCTTGCTAAGTAATTTGCGAAGACCAAACAGCATGCCCAGCTTGCTCTGCTTCTTCTCCGGAACCACTTCGGCAGGCGCTTCCGCATCCTCATCAGGATCATCCAGCACAATAGCTTCCTTGCGATCCGTCTTTGCATCGATTCCGCGCTGAAGCTGCTCATACCGGCATTCCGCTTCAGCAATGTCATGGCCCGCCTGAAAGGCGATCTTCCCGACCACGTAGAGCGCCGCAAGTCCAATCGCTCCGCTGACAACCGTTCCAACAAATCCCTTCATGATGATTCCTCCTTCTAATTTTGGTAGAATTGAATAGCAAAAGAAAAAGACTGAGCCTTTGTATCAGCTCAATCTTTTTGTCAGGTTAGGACAGCTTCGCTTCAAGCCAGTCGTTCACGTAGGTGATCTTCTTCTCCACTTTCTTCTCAAACTTCTTGATCTTCCGGTTTACCACATATGCGTGGAATTCCTTCTGAACCTTCGTCAGAGTCTTGTCCATGGTTTCCAAAATCTTATCCATTGTTATTCTCCTTTTCGTTGTCGTTTAGTGTCCGCTTCTTCATAATGCGCCTTGTAAATTTCGCGGATCAAATATCTCGCCTGTCAAATACCGTCTCCCAGCGGTACTTTGGGATGGGTTTCATCTTCAGCGCCCACATAATCTGCCGAATAGTCACCGTAGGATATAGGCCATCCTTACACGGCTTTGCCCGCTCATCAAAGAACCGCTTGAAGCTGCTGTTCAAATATAGGGCGTCAGTCAGCCATGGATCGATCTCGCCCCACCATGTGGCCTTTCGGTCCGCATCAAATCGCTGCTGGATCACCGCCAGTCCTTTTCCGTCGATCACATACAGCGTGCAGCGACTATAAACTGGATGGTCGCAAATATAAATCTTTCCGTATTGGCTCGCGTACAGCGCAGGCTTCTCAAAGTGGTATCTCATGCTTCCTCCAGGCAAAAAGGAAGAGCCTTTGTATTTGGCCCTGCCTTTTTGGTCAATTAAATCTTGATCAGAAGTCCTTCTCGGCTTATGATGTCTGCGAACTCAACATGTTTTGTAAAGTCCTTCGTTTTCACCGCTTCCATGAATTCCTTGTACAGTCCCGGTCGATTATCCACCGCGTAGACCACAACGGGTTCCGGATATGTCTCCGTCATCCATTTGGCCAGCCGCAGCATGTCTCGTACCGAGATTGCCTCGCCTTCAAGGAACTTGGTGTCAACGACCCTCAGTACCTTGTTGAATGCGTACAGATACACTCGTTTAGCCATAGTCAAACCTTCCTTTCGTTATTTGGTTTTCCATAAAAGTGGCTGCACATGTCGCGGGCAAAAAGAAAGAGCCCATGCGTTCCATACGCACGGACCCTTCCTTTTCGGTCGTTTCCTTTGTTACTTCTTGAATAGCCTCAGATGGTTGCTCATCCAATTTCCGGTCCTGGAAGTGAAGGTTCCAGTCTTCTCGAATTGGAGTCCGCGGCTCATCCAGACCCACGATGCCCAAACAGGCAGCACAATCGCCACACCGTCGATCACAATCTTGATAACGTTCCACAGTCTGCCTTCCTTCGCCTGCTGCTCCTTCAACGCAGCCTCACGCTCGTCAAGAGCGATCTTCTGCGTTTCGATACAGCATTTGTTGTCGTTCATTCTGTCTTCCGCCATCTGTTTGTGAAGTTCGGTGAGCTTTTGCAGTGCCCATTTTGCTTCGTCGCTTCCGGTTTTCGCCGTGGATACCTCTTCAAGAGTCCTTTCATACTCCTCTTTCAGCATCCTGTCAATCGTTTCGTTCATCTTCATTTCTCCTTTCAGTAAGTGATAGATTCTCCATTATAGGCATTGTTATCTACGCGGAAGGTAATCTTCGATCTTCACCCGGAAGGTAACGGTTTTGTATTGATGGATTTTTTCCATACCGCCTGGCTCCAGCTCCAAAAACAAATAAGGCGCCTCGGTTGGATCAGAGTGATCCTCACGAAGCGTCCCGGCGAAAGTCTTTGCCCGAAGATGCACAGAAATGCCGTATCCGCACACAAACCCGACAAGCAACCCGATGATCAGCCATACCCAAGGTTCCATTTTGATAATTCCTCCTTAACATCTTATCACAGGTTTTCGTCACCTGCGTACTGTTTCGTGGCAAAAAGAAAGAGACCATGCCGCAGCACAGTCTCCGTCCTTTGTCAGTCGAGTTCTTCCATGATCTCATCCCAGAGATCCTTTTCTTCCGTCGTAGGCGTAAGCCCGAGCAGGTGATTCAGCAGCTGGTATCGATAGTTGCGCTGAGCACGCAGATAGGTCTTGTTGTAGGTGTCATTGTCCTCCTTCATTTCCTTTTCTGCTTTCTCGCACACCTCATACAGGTCTGCCGCCGCCCGCATTTGGCTTACGGCTAGTTCTTTCAGTTTCTCCAGTGAGCACATTTTAGCACTCCTCCTTTCACAATAGAGGATGCTATTTTCGCGCTTTGTCCAGCAGCCAGAAGAATCGTCTGTATGCGGCGTACCAGACCTCTTTGCAGCACGGCGGCGAAATATGCTCATAGGAAACTTCCTCTGTCACGGCCCGCAGCATCATCTCCGCCAGATCGGCAGCCGCTTCCCGTGCAGCCTGCTCGACAATCGTCATTCTGTCCTTATAGTAAATCCTTGCCTCTGCATAAAGTGCCGTCGGATTCGGCGTTTGCCCGCCTCTGGTAAAGTCGGTTACGTTTGCCGACCTCGCCGGCAGCCCATCAAGGTCATGATATGCTCGCTTCCATTCCGGATACTGCAAGCAGAAATGTTTCAGCTCATAGTATCGATGCTTGGAAAGCCAGTATTTGTTTTTCGCCGAAACCTCCGGTCGGATTACTGTTCCCATCTATTTTCCTCCAATCATCTATACTTGGTATCCGTACCAGCCTTGGAGGTCCACGCGGTCCAAAAACACAAAAAGCCATCCCGCTTTCTAATCTAAGTTAGAAGTTCTATCTTAGAATAGATTACAGGATGGCAAAAGTCCATGCTATGACAAAAACCTCGAATCCCTTCGGAGCTTTGGTCATAGTACGGTTTGGGCATAAAAAGAACACCGCCGCTTTCGCAACAGTGTCTTTTATCTGAGAAAATCTTAGTGTGCTGTGGTAAAACTGTGGTAAATTGCTGTTTCTGCGTCTTCCGAAACCCCGAAAACCCTTGAAATTACTGCATTCTTGGATCAGACGGGCTTCATCGTGGGGATTAGTAAATTTGCTTCGGAAAAGAGCCGATTTTGTGCGTTTTTCACTAAATATCATCCCATTTCTTACATGTAATGCCACATAACGCCACGTATCCTCACGGGCATCTGTGGTAAATTCTGTGGTAAATTCAGAAAATATCGGTCAAACTTTCGAGCCTTGCGAAGCTTGCCTTCTTGCGCTCTGTGTTCGACTCATTGTACACATCCATCGTGGTGGAAATATCCGCGTGGCCCATGATCTCCTGGATCAGCTTCAAGTCCGTCTCGTTCTCACACAGCCTGGTGCAGAATGTGTGGCGAAGCTGGTGAACGCTGAATTTTGGAATAATCAGCGGTTCGCGGTTCTCCGACTTGGCGATTTCCATCTCCATCGCGTTATGGTCTTCCACGATCCGGGCAATGGCGCGATTGACCAGATGCGGTCCAAGCACCGTTCCGAAACGGTTTTGCCAGATGAATCCAGTATAGCCATCCACTTCATCCTTGCAGAAACCGGTCTTCTCCTGTCGCATGTACTCATTTTGAAGCTCGCGGCGAACGTTCTGGAACATCGGGATCACGCGAATGCCATTGCGAGTCTTCGGCGTGGTGATGTGGAACTCCACCTTGCCGCTGTCCTGCAAGCGGTAGATCAGGTTGTGGTTGATGGAGATGACATTCTCCTTCCAGAGCACATCTTCCCACCTGAGCCCCAGCATTTCGCCAACGCGGCATCCAGTCCCGAGTAAGCACGCAAACAGCGGATTCCAATGGCTATACTGCTTGCTGGTCTCCACAAAGGCCATAAAGGCCCGCTGCTGCTCCTCGGTCAACGCATGGCGCTTTGGCTTTTCCCAATCGTTGGAACGCTTGAGATCGGCCATAATGCCGTCTGTCGGGTTGATACGGATCAGTCCGTCCCGCATGGCGATGGTGAACACCGGATGAAGGATCGTGTGTACAATTTCGACGCTGTTCGGCTTGAATCCTATGTCGTGAAGCAAGTGGTTGAAGAATTTCTTCATGGTGGTAAACTTGATGGATGCCATGGCCATGTTGCCGATCTCGTTCCGCACGTACTTATCGTACATGTATCGATAATTGGTGCGTGTGGATTGCTTGAGTTCTGGCTTATTGTTGATGTAGTCATCCCACCGGCTGTTGAGCGTGACTTTCTGCTGCGTAAGCAGGCCGTCCTGCACATCCCGAATCAGCTGACGTTCCATCTCCCTCAGGCTTTGGCAATCGCGTTTACCTTCGGGTGCGACATCCGTCTCCGTAAGCCTCCACGAATAGATACTTCTCCGGCAGTTGTTCACGTCATAGTATCTGTATTCGTAGCGTCCGTCTGCCTTCTGAATTTCCCCGTCCCTCAGGATTCTTCCCTTGGTATCCTTTCTTTTCGTTGTCATGGCTGCCTCCTTACGCGAGCCACGGCACCATCAAGAAATTCTCAGACGCAGATAGTATAACATATCGCGACCGATTTCTCAACCGCCGCGGCACTGATTTTTCTCAGAGTGTATTCAAAGAATCGATGAACTGTTCAAACTTTTTTCGTTTGATCTGGGCGTGCGTCTGATTCCACAAGACCCAGTCGGCAGTTTTATGCTGGCTGATCAGCTTGCGGAGCCGGTTTACGCCGATATGAAAATATAACGCCGCCTCCTCGACGGAAAGGACGTACTTTTCACAGATAGGAATCTTAATTTCCACAAATTCACCTCCAAGTTAGAAAAACCAAAAGGGAAAGTGCCCGCCGCGTAGACGAGCACCTTCCCCTCGAAAATATCATTTAGTCATCGCCGTTCAGAAGCTCGTTTTCCTTCTTGTACTGCGCGGTGGAGATGCCCAGGATGACACCCAGGAAGGTGTCTACGGCGGTAATCGTACCGACCACCTGTTCACCGTAGGGAAAGTTCCAGATACCCGCCAGGGCGAAATAGAGCGTTCCCAGGGCAGGAAGCAGGTACTGAGCGATCCACTTGAGGACATCGTAGGTCTTGTTGCTAAGCATGGTGAATCATCCTTTCTTTTCCAGGTTCGCAACCTTTTCTTCGAGCACGGGAACCCTGCGAGCGAAGTTATTATGCTCCCGGACTTCCCGTGTAAGCTCTTCAATTTTGGTATCCGTGACTGCCTGATGCTTTTCCAGCTTTGCATCAAGCCTGGCATCAGACAGTTCGGATTCCTTGTCCAGTTTGGCATAGAGCTCCTTGCTGGACTGCTTGGCGATAAGGAGTTGGGCGATAACGGCAAATACGCCGGTGATCAATGCTACGATAACTGCTTCGCTCATGCTGATCACACCACCACGACCTTAGAATAGTTGGGAGATACCCAACAGATCCGCTTCTCCATACGGATAGCGTGCCAGCCAGTCGTGGGAGACGTAGCGACCCACTCAAACTTATCCCCCTTCTGCACATAGCCGGTGGTATCGTACTTCTGCGAATCACCGATACGGGCGTTCACGGAACCGGTCGTAATCTCCACGATCTTGGTGCCGACCGCGAAGGTGGGCTGTTCTTCAACAGGAGTGGGAGCGGGTTCCGGCTCAACAGCCGGCTTCAAAGCCTTGACAGTAGCGGCATCCACCGTTCCGTTTACGGTCAGGCCATTTGCGGTCTGGAAAGCTTTGACGGCGTTCAGAGTCTTGGTGCCGAAGTCGCCATCGACGCCGTTCTTGGCCGTGCCATAAGTGCCGAGATTGTACCCGAGCCCCACGAGGATCTCCTGAAGTTCGGTAACGTCTTCACCCTTATCGCCCTTGGCCAGCGTGCGGTCCCCAAGCTTAAAGACAACGCCCGCGACCTCTCCGCTCACATAATTCAGCATCGAGGCGGGCAGCTGGCCCCAGTTGGTCCACTTACCGGCAGTGACCTTGGCCTTTACGCAGTCATAGTTGAAGCCCTTCATCTCAACCGTATAGCCGTCGCCGACATATACGCCGATGTGGCCGCTCTTCCAGACGATCAGACCAGGAATATCCGGGATCGTGGAAATCGGTCCGGTCTTGACGCATTTCTTGTACATGCCGTTGGCGCTGACATCCGGGCAGTTGTTGGCACCGTACTTGCTGGTGCCGTCCAGCTTGCCGCTGAGCCAGAAGAAAGCTTTGATGAGGCCAACGCAGTCAGCGCACATGCGGCCTTCGGCGATGTCCTTCTTATATCCGCTTTCCCGGGCAGCGGTATAATGCGCCGGATACTGGTTCTTTTTGCTGTTGTAGCGGCTGGTCGTGCACTTGTAGCCGCAAGTACCGTACCAGTACACCCACTTTGCGGCGTACACAGCCAGGCAGAAAGCCGCAAATTCCAGATTGGTGAACATGGGGTTCTCCTCCTTCAGTTTTTCTTCTCCATTTTGACCGGAGCCAACGAAGTAGCTCAGGGGCTTGGTGCCGGTCAGCAGATTCAGATCGACTCTGCCGCTGACACCGGCCAAAGAGCCCTTGCTGGTGTACTGCCAAAGGTCGTGAGGATGACTGGACTTGTACTTGTCGTCCGGAACATTGCCATCGTTCTTTCCCCAATGAGGAATCCACATGATGTCGCACATACCGATGGCCTTACCGGCCCAGTTGTAGCGGGTGTTGATGTAGAGACCGATCTTCTCGCATCCCCCATCGCGAAGCGCCTGTAGGAAGGCGACGCATACGGCCTCGGTCGTGGTTTTTGTCTGGGCCTCATACTCGATGTCGGCGATGTAAAAGGCGGGCTTGCGCTTTTTTGCGGCGGTTACCTTGAGGAAGACCTGCGCTTCCTTGACCGCATCCGCTGCCGTACCGGCCTTGACGTAGTGATAAGCGCCAAAGGGAATACTGTTCTCGATGCAGGCATTCACATTGCGCTCATACTTGGCGTCTTCGCTGGTTCCGCAGCTTGCCCGCAGGATCACCAGATCGAGTTCTTTCGCGGCTTCAGACCAGTTGACGTTCCCTTGCCATTTGCTGATGTCAGCAATCTTTCCCATCTGATCCATCACCATCCTTCCACAGGCTCCTGTAGTATTCGTCCATTCTTTGCAGCAGCTGTTTGCTGTTGCCTTTGGCCGCATGATTCTTCCAGTCCCTGTAGCACTCGTCCACCTTCTCGCGAGTCCGAAGACCCTTCTTGGCGAGGCGAACCAGCTTGCACAGTTTCTTTCGCTCATGCTTGATGTTTCCGGAATTCAGCGTCATGATGACCTTTCCGGTTCGGGTGAGCCGGTAATGGAAACCGAGAAACAGAATTCCGTCGGATAGCGGGGTTATGCCGGTTTTCTTGGTGTTGAACTGACACTCCAGGCTTTGAAGCATCTGGGCGATGCGAACCTGGCACTCAAGCAGATACTGCTTATCCTCGTGGATGAGGATAAAGTCATCCATATACCGGATGTAATGCTTGATGTGCAGTTCTTCCTTGATGAAGTGATCCAAGGCGTTCAGGATGCCGATGCCGGCGATCTGGATCATCTGGCTGCCGGGATTGAAACCGATTTCATGGTCATACTGACCGTCCAGAATGCAGACTGCTTGCTTATACGTCCATCCATCGATGACCTTGTGAAAACAATCCTTCACAACCTTGTGGGACATGTTCGGGTAGTAACCCTTAATGTCGCACTTGAGCACATAACCCTGCGTGCCATGCTTCCTGTAGAACCTCTGCAAGAAGCATTTCAGCCTTTCCCGTGCCAAATCAGGCCCTTTGCCTTTCTGGCAGGCCATGTTGTCGTAGATAAAGCTGCGGCTGATCTTCGGATACAGGATGTTATCGTTCAGGCTTCTCTGAAACACACGATCCCTGAAGTGCACGCTGACGATGTCGCGTTCCTTGGGATAATAAACCTTGAATTTCTTGGGTTTCTTCTGCTTGTACTTTCCATTTTGAAGCTGGCGTTCAAGCACAAGGTTCTCTTCGATGTTGTTCAGATAGTAGTGCGCCGGTGTATCCTTCCAGAGCACGCCCTTAATACACTTGAGCGTGGATCTGCTTAGCGCCTCAAAGCCTGCTACACTCTCGAACTCGTCTATGTGATCGCTGACATCCTTCGAGAGGTCTCCGGAGTTTACAGGTTCACTATCCCGCATAGGATAGAACCATCTCCTTCGTATTGTTTAGCGTAAACACGCATGGCATTCGGCTCCTTGTGTCAGATTGAAAATGCGCCGAACCTATGGCCCGGCCATAAGATTTTCTAAGCGGCACAATCCGGGGAGAAACGATTCGCGTTGCTGGCGTTGTTGTTGTTGTTGACATAGCCCGAAGAATTCACATTCCACGTATTATTCGCATTGCCACGATTAGCACTCCGCAAACGCACGTTCTGCGCTCAGCCTACAGCCAAAATAGGGTTAGCATAATTCATCAGCGGGGCATGTACCGCCCGGTGTCGTCATCGATCCAGCCGTGCACACGGTCTTTCACATTCTTGACGAGCTTACCCCAGTATTTCACCCGCTTGCTGCTCAGATGGAACCGCCGATGGGCCAGGTCGATTAAATAAAGAAGGCGCTTGCAGTTACGCAGCGCCTCCCTTTGCAATTTGTTTCGATCCGTATAATCCTGTAGGTGGAATACGGTGCCCATGCGGACGGTCACATCATTTGCTTCCCGGATACCCAGGTAGATGTTCTTCGCGGTTTCGACAATGTCGTCCGTCAGTCCTTTCCTGTATTCAGGCAGGAACACGTTTTCATTGGCAGTGATCTCCAGGGTGTAGCTGGCCAGAAACTCGGCCTTTACAGCCAGTGAGAACTTGCCTTCCTCGCGCTGATCAACGGTTACAGACATTATTCCTCAACCACATAGGGCTCGCCGACGATCATTTCGTATTCATCGGCGGTGATCCATTCCTTTTCCACGGCGTCATGCACCATACGCTTGGACCACAGGCCCTTATCGTAGTATTTCTTCACCAGAGCGAACTTCTTACTCCGCATAATTCATGCCCTCCTCGTCTTCATCATCGAGATCAGAGAGGTCGATGTCCGCCATCATGGCGATGTAATCCAGCTTGGCGGTCTGCTTTTCCTGCTCAGACGCCTGATCGTTGATTTCCATGCCGGCCACCTCAAGCGCCTGCTTTTCGGCGATGCCCATGGTATTCTTCACATACTGGAACACAGTGTTTTACCTCCATTTTGAATTGTTGAAAGAAATTCCGGGCGGAGCCTTATGAGGCGGGCGTTCCGCCCGGATGGGGTGATTAGCAGATGACACAAACCGGGGAGAAACGAATCGCGTAGCTGGCGTAGTAGTTGGTGCTGACATAGCCCGAAGAAAGCACAGACCACGTACTAGACGCATTGCCACGACCAGCACTCCGCAAACGCACGCTCTGCGCCGAATTGGCATTGAGGGCCGGAATCTTGAAGGCATCGAAGACGTTGCTGGAGCCCGTGCCGACGTAGGTGTTCTTACCCAGGCGGGCACGCCAATACTCGAAGACATCGCCTTCCACATTGGCCAGCTGCTGAGTAACGTTCATCTGCTGAAGCGAAGGAACGAAGAAGGTATCGAAGGTATCTTCTGTGGCGTTCTCGTAACCTTCAACAGTGTTCAACGCGGTGGTCACCTTGATGGGCTTGATGGCGTTCAGGAACTCGGCGTCGAAGCCAGTCATGAAGCCCTGCTTATTGTACTGATCCGGCCTGATGTCGAAGTCCGTCTGGCTTGCCCACCAGTTCGCGCCGGATTTGTTGAGATACTGACGCAGAGCAGAAGTAGCCCAACGGTTACTGCCGTAGCCAACGCGCTGCATACAGTTGAGGCCGTCACCGCTCGCAGTAGTCAGGTTCATGCTGCCAAGGCTCGTGCCGCCTTCCCCGGAAGAAACGGTCACGGTTTCAATGGGATCGGTAGCCGCGGCAGAAGCCCAGCTCTTGACGCGCCACGCGGAAGGCGCCTGATCCGGCAGGCCTTCAAAGCCGCTCAAACGGCCGCCAGCGGGCACAGCCTGAGTAAGGGTAAACTGCCAGCTCGTACCGGCATCAGCGCCTTTGCTGCCCCAGCTGTTATTGAAGGTGACATGATAGGTGCCGGCAGCCAGACCATCGGGACAGTTCATGAAAGCTTCCTGATGGCTGAACTGCAGGCCATATGCGGAGCACAGGTGCATCTGGATGAACATACCGGGAACGATGCTGCCATCCCGCAGCTCGACATCACCATGATGCACAATGTCCCAGGCCACCTGATAGGCGGTCTCATCGGTGTTGTGATTGGCGTCGTCCATGTCCTTCCAGGGCATGATGATCTGATCGCCGATCGGGAAATTCTTCTGGTTGCGGGCGACATCGCCGCCGCGCACCAGGTCGGCAATCTGCCGCATGGAGGAATATACCTGCACGCGACTGCCCTCAGCAATCATGGCCAGATGGCCGGACTGAATCTTCATTTCGTCAAGCAGCGCCTGACCGGTGGAATCCAGAAGAATCGGTTCATTGGTAATGGTGCTCATTTCATTTAGCTCCTTTCAACTTTCACACAGAGCTTGCCGTTGACCATGACAAGACCCGTGTTCTCGAATTCTTGGATAGATTCCGCGGACTGCTCGACAGATTCGGCGGCAGCCTCCGCACGATTGGCGGCGGCAGTCGCGTCTCCAACAGCAGTACCGGGAATCGATTTTGCGATGGCGAGAGCAGCGCCCAAAGTCGTTACATCCATAAGCTCTTGCCCTCCTTACATCATGGGAACCCAGGTTCCGTCAGCGCTCAACTGCCACATGGCCTTGAAGCCTGCGGTGTAGGCCACGGTACCGGGGGTGTAAATATCGGTCAGTTCAGCCAGATCAGCTTCGGCGGTCACCATCACCGAAGGCGCGTTTGCACCACGGTTCAGAGTACCGTCCTTGATGAAGTCAACTTCGCCACTGGTCTGCTGACGACCGATAATGTTGATCCCATAGGGATTGGCGTTTACAACTTCCATTTCGTCGTAACCCTCCTAACATGTAGTGTAGTTTGCAGACGGCAATGTTACTTTTTCATGATCAGCCACCTCCTCAAATCATGCGAACCCAGGTCTCATTTGCATCCAGCTGCCACATACGTGACATGTCCTGATTCATGGCAAAAGAGCCAGGATTGCAGATAGGAGCCAGGTCATCCAGTTCGGATTCATCGCCGAGCAGAATCGTAGGAGCATTAGCTCCACGATAGAGAACGCCATCTTTGACATAGTCAATCTCACCGGTGATCTGCTGGCGACCGATGATTTGCTCTCCGAATGCATATTCCAACATGTTAAGAAGATCATTCGGAAGCGGAAGTCCGGAGGAAGACTTACTGAAAAGAAGGTCCTCTACCACTGCCATACGGGCTGCTGTCAGTTTTGTGGAATTAAACTCCAGCTTCGCTGTCGGCTTGAATCCGTTAATCTGAACAGGCGTGCCGTCCATACTCCAGGTAAACGTCTGAGCTTCCGGAGAATCGTTGACAGTGTCATGCGGCTTCTCCGTCGTAGCCGCGCTCAATCCATACGCCACATGAATCTTATAACCGATGGAAGATGAATTCGCATTGCCGATCTCAGAGCGCCAGCATAAGGCGAACTTCCGTCTGGATTGCTGACCGACGGTCATACCGGGTTCAGGCTGTTTAGAGCCATCACATTCGGCAAATTCGTCAGGATAGGTATACGCTTCGATATCGGCGTGATACTCTTCGGCACTGCGGATACCGGCATAGTAGATGCCATCGGCGTACATCTTGTTGAGATCGGCTCCATCAGGATTATCGCTGATGTTGATCAGTCCGTTCCACGGAATTCCCGCTTCATATCGACCGTCATCTCTCTGGAGAAACAAAACACCCTGGGATACACCGTACTCAAACTTACGTTCTTCCGGCTCATCCCATGCGAGTGGCTGAGGAGTTGGGGTTGATTCGACTTCGGCAATCATCTGGAATACATCCTTTGGTTGGATTGTTCCTCGGATGATGCCCTGAAGCAAATCGTTGAGGTTCGGGATTGCCAATTATCATTACCCCCCCCCCCCCGCGAATTAAGTAGTTCGTTCAACCTTGACGCAAAGTTTTCCATTTTGAATCGTGAGACCAAGATTCGCCATGGCTTCGTCAAGCTGACTGGGAATGGCAGCAACCGCGGCGTCACAAGCTTCCTTAGAGGCGTCAGCATTGGTGGCTGCGGTATTCGCCGCATTCGCCTTGGTATTGGCATTGGTAGCCGCCGTATTCGCGGCCGTGGTAGCTGCATTGCAGTTGCCGATTGCCACGTTGGTATCGGTCTGCATGGTGCTGATCGCGGCAGTTACACGGGTTTCCGCATTGGTGGCCGCGGATCGGGCGGCAGTTGCGGAATCATCGGCGATGGTTTTCGCGGTATCGACGTTGGTGTAGCACTCCTGAATCGCATCATGGAGGGCCTGACGAACATCTTTGCCATAAACCGCGCTCATGATCTGTTGTAACAGAGTGGAGATTCTACTCATCGTCTCTCACCACCCTCGTACAAAGTTTGCCATCCACCAGAGTCAGGCCGAGAGCCTCGAACATAGCCTCCAGAGCGGCCGGCAATGCATCAACTGCCTGATTCAAATCGGAAATCGCCGCATTGCAATTAAGAACAGCGCCATCGGCAGCCGCTTTGGACAGATCACAAGCCTGCTTGGATTCATTTGCCGAGATAGCTGCGTTACTTGCCTGCGTTGCCGCAGCGGTAGCGCTTGTGGCGGCTGTATTACAACTGCTTGCTGCCTGTTCCGCCTCACCGGCTTTGGTATTGGCGTTCGTCGCAGCTGTATTGCAGTTACCAATAGCAGTAGTTACATCTGTAGCTGCTGTACGAGCATCGGATGCGGCCTGCGTTGCAGAACCAGCAGCGGTATTAGCCGCATTCGTCGCGGTATCGGCATTCGTTTTAGCCGTATTGGCTGCAAGCGCAGCGGCATTTGCCGCATCGGCAGCATTGTCAGCGGCTGTCTTAGAAGCGGTGGCCTGGTTGGCGGCCGTTGTCGCGGCGGTTGCCGCAGTATTAGCCAAGCCGGCAGCTGTGTTGGCATCGGATGCGGCGCTGTTGGCTGCATCACGTGCGGTATTTGCCTGAGTTGTCGCAGTCGTTGCCGAAGCGGCAGCGGCATTCGCCGCATCAGTCGCATTATCAGCATTGGTCTTCGCAGTGTTAGCTGCACCAGCGGCCGTATTCGCAGACTGAGCTGCCGCATTAGCGCTGATCGCCGCCGAATCGGCCAAACCGGCTTTGGTATTAGCTAAGGCCGCCTTTGTGTCTGCATTGTCCGCGGCAGTATTCGCGGACAGCGCAGCAGCATTGGCAGCATTGGCAGCGGACGTGGCCGCATCTTTTGCAGAGTTGGCATCGATAGCGGCGGTATTCGCGGCGGTTGCTTTCTGGTTCGCATTCGTTGCTGCTGTATTAGCACTGGCGATCGCAGTATCAACTCGATCCGCGGCATCATTTGCCGCCTGAGCAGCCGTATTGGCCGAACCCGCTGCCGTATTGGCAGCGGATGCGGCATTATTGGCATTCGTGGTCGCAGTCTGAGCCAAAGCCGTTTGTGCATTAGCGTTGGATGCGGCCTGGTTGGCAGAGGCAGTAGCAGCATCACAGGAAGTGGTTGCGGTGGAAACATCCGTATAGCATTCTTCTATTGCATCATGAATTGCTCCACGAACCTGTTCGCCGTAAATGGCGATTTCGATCTCATGGAGCAGTTCCTGAATCCGGCTCGCCATTCATCTCACCTTCCTCCTCCACAATAGTATCATCGGTCTGGAGCTCAACTTGCAGAGCATCTTCTCCATTTTGACCGACAGGAGGATTGCTGGCGGCATATTCAGAAGCCTCATTGATAGCTTGAATCAGTTCATTGCACTTATCTGTGATAAGCACAATACGGGCCGCATTTGCAGCCCCCTTGATCTCAATGCTATCGGCAGCTTCACGAATCTGGGTGATCTCCATCCCGAAGTCGTAAAGAGTCAACATTCTATAATCCTCCTTAATTGTATCCGGTATTGCCAGAAATACTGACAGACTTAGAATAGTTGGTGGACATACCTCCGGAAGTATAGGACTTCCCACTAACAGTAACTTTATGAGTGTGACCAATAGCAATAGTAGTGCTGCCGCTAAAGCTATGCCTATGAGAAGAAGGCGTAAAGGAACTCGGCTTATCGGTAATTGCACTCCAGGCATGCGTATGTGTACTGGAAGCATAACCAGAATGTGTATGATCCGATTTTGCATAATTCGCAAGCTGAGCATTAACCCATTCCTGTGTTGCAACAGCTTTGCCGCCGACCGACATTCCGCTTGTTGCACGAATGTACGGAGCATAAAAGCCTGTAGCAGCATTACAAGTGCTGGGAATACCAGTCAGATAACCTTTATCCGTAACCCACTTCTGCGTAGCATAGTCGGCAAGTTTACCGTTAGTCCATTCCTGTGTAGCTGCAGCTTTACCACCCACAGTCAGCTCCTTACTGGCGCGAACATAAGGGGCGTATACGCCAACCTGCAAAGTAATAGACTTTGAGGTAAGCCAGGAAATATCCGCATGGGATGCTTCAATCTTCTTTGCCACGATCGATTCGATTTCAGCTTTAACGGCTTCCATCGTAATGATCTTTGCTTCGGCAGCTTCGATCTTACCGGTCACGGAAAGAATCTCAGAATCAACGTAGGTCTTATTGGCTTTCAGTTTAATACTGGATTCATTTGCGTTGGCCTTGGTTTCGATCGATGCAATCTTGGTTCCTTGAGAACTATGATGGCTGGCCTCCAGTTTGATCTGAGCTTCAAGATCGTTGGCGACGCTCTGAATACGCGTCTTGGTCGTGGTGATCTGACTATCCAGCGATTTCTTATGCTCTGCCTCCAACTCAATCTGAGCCTTCAAATCGTTGGAAAGCTGAGTGATACTCGTTCGGGATTCGGTCATCTGACCATCGAGTTTCTTAATGTTCTCAGTATTCGCGGCGATTTTGGACTCCTGGTCATTAGCGGAAATCATCAATGCCGCATAATGCGAAGACTCCAGATCCGCCAACATCTGATGCTGAGAAGCGACCAGATCAATACGAGCGCCAAGCTCGTTGTTGAGCAAGTCAATGTATGCAGACTGTTCCTTCTGAACCTGGCCCATATCATCAAACTCTTTGCGCAGAGTTTTGATGTTGATGTTACCGGTCGGAGCATCAAGCGAAATACCGCAGGAAGACTCAAGCGTTTGCCGGTCCTGATCGTATTTCTTGTAGAGTGTTCCAAGGTCGATATGGGCAGCTTCTTTGTCTACATTGATCCATGCGTCAAAGAATTCATCCAGTTTCTTCTGCGCTTCTTCGGAAGCGGCATCACCGGCACCACCACCGCCACCGCCTCCTCCTCCACCACCATGGCTCTGCTCGCTGTCCTGCTTTGCTTTATCTTTGCGATAACGTTCGGTCAGGCTCTGCTTTGGAGTGCCAAAGGTGTAGGTGTTGTTGGCGGGATTCTCCATATCGTACTCGATCTTGGTACAAGTCAGCGTATCGAGCATGTCGTGAGGAACGGACGTAACATGAACCTTATCCCCAACAAAGATCGGGCTGGCATTCGGATCGACCAGATGCATGTCCACCGCTTTCACGGTGATCGTCACCGGCACATTCACGTTGCTCGCCAGAAACCGCTGACCATTCTCAAGAAGCGTGTTTGGATCGTTCACGCTGTCAAAGACATGGGTCTTAACAATACGGCCATAACGGGCAACCGCTGCGGCATCCACCAGTTCATCGCTGCCGTTGTTTACAGATTCAATGGTCAGGTTCTCATCGCCAAGTGGGATCAGCACCGTGAACACATCCTCAGCCGACACCTCTTCGGTCAAATCCAGAAGATTCTTGCCGAATTCAATGTCCTGAGTGGCGGTCGTTCCGTAATCAGCCAGCAAGTCGACATAGGTAACTCCATTTTGACGGCGAGTCCGAAGATAGCCGCCGGTGTAGTCGATCAGACAGGTTTCGATGAAATCGAAGGTGTTCTGCCATTCGTCTGCAATGGAATTGATAGCGATCTGCTTATAGTCAAACTTGCCGGTTTCGGCATCCTGGATGTCGTCAGACTTACCGGTAAGCAGCACGTCCCGATTTTCCACGGTAATGTTGCCAACGGTGAACCGCTTGGATGCTTCCACTCTGGCGTTATGCGCGGCGATGATCTTGCGGAACAATGCGTGCGCTTTGCCGTCGTACTTCTCAGCTTTCTGAACGCTGTCAACCAGATAGGCCAGATCGCCTTCGCAGTAGATAGTCCGGACATTATTGAAATTCCGGTTGTTAGTAAGCACGCGCCCACGGAAGATCTCAATGTCGTCCATTTCCACAGTGATCGTAGTCGTCAGCTGCGGAAGAGCATTGTAGTATTTATTGCTCGGAGGAATCTGGAACTGGAGCGAACCAGCTTTGCCCATCTCCAGCGTGAGCTTGGGACTAAACAGCGAAAGCGTGTTGTCCATCGGCTGATAAATGGACTTGCCATTGGCGTAGATGTAGAACATTTACAACCGACCTCCAGTATTCTCAATGGTAATGGTTCCCTGACCATAAAAGATCAGCGTGTTATCGCCGCTGTGCAGCACGATGTTTGGATTGGTATTCGCACCCTTGGAAAGGCTGTAGGTGGTTCCCTCATACTGCACGCTCATGCCGGAAGCAGAGCAAATGATAACAGGAATAGAATCCATCATGTCGCCTTCCACCACCACAGTCAGCGATGTGAGAACAGACAGGTTCTTGTAGTTGCGGATGATGCCCGTTTCAAAGTTGAACGGGTCCCACAGCCAGTCTGAACCGGTATTGTTGATTTCCTTCTTGTAAGGGCCGACGTTATAGTCGATAACGATCTGCGACCAATCCTTGTCGGACTTCCACTGATTAACAGAGAAGCGCCCTTCATAGTAATAGGCCGGGTCGTCCTCCAGAACGGCCTTGAATTCCTGGCCATGGAGATAGACCATAATCTCGCTGTAAAGCGCCGACCAATCCTTGAACCCGTTCTGGACATAGAAGGTCCAGGAACCGGTTCGGTTGTTATAGGTGGGACGCCCAGCGAGGGCGGTGGTCAGATCGAGCACACCGTCCCCGCCAGGGATATTCACCATGTTGGTTTTTACGGTAGGCGGATTGAAAAGAGGACGAGTGGCGGGAATTAAATGCCAATCGTCCCAGGTGTTTTTGTTACCGATTGTGATCGAGTGGTACATTTAATTCCCCCTTCCTTTCCTCATTGCTTGAGTGCCGAGAGCGCTATCCATTTTACTGGAAGTGGCTCCAACCAGTTCTCCGGAATCGAGGACGACCTGCATGTGCGTAAGTGCCTCATTCATTTCGTCAAATCTGGCCGCCAGCGTTTGCAATTCGGACACAACATCCTTGTTGTTCAAACCGCCGGCAATGCGGGCCCCATCAAAGTTAAGAGAATTAACTCCTCTATTGAAGTTAAGCCCCTGGAATAGACCGCCGTTTACGATCTGATCCGAGTTAAGCAGTCCGCCGATCGTTCCAACGCCTTCACGCACACCACTCAAATCCAGTACGGGACGAATGGTCGGATTCGGATCGATGTAGTCGAATACGCTTCCATCCACGCCTCTCAGCATAGTTTTTGCCGAATCGACAGCATTTTCACCGATACCTTCTGCACTCTGGCTCACAATCTTGGAGTAGCGGTCAAGGCCGCCGGCGATACCCAGATCGAAATTCATACCCAAGCCATAACCAACTCTCGAAGGAGAATGGACAGACCAGGTAATCTGAATTGCCCTTGTTGCGCCGGCAGCAGCATTGGTTGCAGCTCGCCTTACAGAACCGGCCATAGCGGCAATACCATTGGCAAGACCTTTACCAAGATTCTGACCCGTTGTGTACCATACACGATAAGTCGCTTGAGCAGCGGTTGTACCAGAAGATGAAAGGGTAACAGCAGCAGCGCCGACCTGTTCGCCACCGTTGGAAATCGTTGTTGCCATTGTGGTAACGAAAGAGTCTGCCATCAATTCAGCAGCATACTCAATGTCCCAAGTATCAACGTTTCCTTCCTTAATGGAGCTTGCAAGGTCGGTGAAAGCATTTACAATCGTTTGGACAGTTGCGAAGTCAGTAGCAGCCTGAGAAGCTCCTGTGATTCCGAGGGCAAACGTGCTGAAATTGTTAGCGAAGGAAGCCATCGTCGAGGATAATCCAACAATGTCTTTGCTTCCTCCAAAGAACTCACCGATATCACTCCATACACCGCCTTGGGTTTCCAAAGTCCCGATGAAGGTTTGCATATCGGTCATCAGCTGCGTAGCCGCTTCCGTATTAGAGAAGTCAGCCCCGGCGAGCTGAGTAGCAAAGGTTGCCAGATTAGTGCCGACTGTAGCCATCTTTTCAGACAATCCAACAATGTCCTGCTGACCGCCGAAGAACTCTCCAATGGCGTTGAAGACGCCACCCTCGCTGTTCAGACCATTGGTAAACTGCGTAATCAGCCCCATGGCTTCAATCGCATTGGAAGTCTGTGTAGTGCTGACCGCACCAATATTGGAAGCGAAAGAAGCAAGGCCTGCGCCAAGTTGAGCACACTTTTCGCCGAAAGCGCCAAGGTCCTGCTGGCCAAGAATGGTCTGAACCCAGCCGCCTTCGGCAGGAATAGAATTTGCGAGTCCGGCAAGCGCCAGAGCCGCGTTAGTCGAATTAGTGATGTCATCCTGAGTTACCGATGTACTGAAACCGGAGATTTCATTCGCGTAGGCGATCATGCCGGCGGCGAAGCCGGGAATGCGCTCAGCAAAAGTTCCAAGGTCTTTAATACCGAGCAGCTTATCAAGCAAACCTCCTTCAGCCGGAAGAGCATTCTGGAGATCGATCAAAGCTTTAGCGGCATTATTGGAATTTGTAATATCGGCTTCAGACACGGTTGCAGTGAACCCAGAAATCTGAGTCGCATAAGCGAGCATACCGGCTGCAAAGCCTGGGATCTTTTCTGCGAAAGCACCAAGATCCTTAATGCCAAACAGACTATCCAGAAGTCCACCCTCAGCAGGCAGAGCGTTCTGAAGTTCGATAAGCGCTTTTGCAGCATTTGTAGAGTTAGTGATGTCAGCCTCGGACACAGTGGCCGAAAAGCCGGAAATCTCAGTCGCATAAGCGAGCATACCGGCTGCAAAGCCAGGAATGCGCTCACCAAACGTAGAGAGATCCTTAATACCCAAGAGGCTGTCCAAGATACCGCCTTCAACCGGAAGAGCGTTCTGAAGCTCAACCAACGCCTTCGCGGCATTCGTGGAATTGGTGATGTCGGCTTCTGTCACAGAAGAACTAAAGCCCGTAATCTGCGCAGCGTAGGCCATCATACCAGTAGCAAAGCCCGGTAATTTCTCAGCAAAAGACGAGAGATCTTTGATGCCAAGCAAACTATCCAGAAGTCCACCCTCAGCAGGCAGAGCGTTCTGAAGCTCAACCAGCGCCTTAGCAGCATTGGTAGAATTGGTGATGTCGGCTTCCGTCACAGAAGAACTGAAGCCGGTGATCTGTTCAGCATAGGCTTTCATTCCGGCTGCAAAGCTCGGAATCTTCTCAGCAAAGCTGGTTAGATCTTTCACACCGATGATGCCATCCAACCAACCGCCTTCAGACGGCAAAGCGTTCTGAAGCTCAACCAGACCCTTTGCAGCATTGGTGGAATTGGTAATATCGGCATCGGACACAGTGGAACTGAATCCACTGATCTCTTTAGCATAAGCCTTCATGCCCGAAGCAAAGCCGGGAACCTTCTCAGCAAAGCTGGTCAGATCTTTTACACCAAGAATATCCTGCAACACGCCGCCTTCACCAGACAGAGAGCCTTCCAACGCAATCAACGCCTTTGCAGCATTGGTAGAATTGTCGATATCTGCCTGACTTACAGCAGAGCTGAAGCCGGTAATTTCTTTAGCGTAAGCCTTCATTCCAGCGGCAAAGCCGGGAACCTTTTCAGCAAAGCTGGTAAGATCCTTCACACCGAGAAGCTGCTGCAACACGCCACCTTCGCCGGAAAGCGAATTCTCCAGCCCGATCAGAGCCTTTGCGGCATTTGTAGAGTTATCAATGTCCGTCTGAGACACAGTAGACGTAAATCCACTGATCTCTTTAGCATAAGCCTTCATGCCCTTGGCAAAGCCAGGCACACGATCGCCAAACACGGAAAGGTCTTTGATACCAAGAAGGTTCTGAATCCATCCGCCTTCGGCAGGCAAAGATTGCTGAAGCGCGACGAGGGCTTTCGCAGCATTGGTAGAGTTTGTCACATCTGCTTCGCTGACGGAAGCGCTGAATCCGGCAATGTTCGTGGCGTAGTTCAGCAATGCGGTTGCCAGCGTAGCAGCGTCATCCGCAAAGCCTTCTACATTCTTGCTGCCAACAATAGCCTTCGCCCATTCGGGAGCCTCCCACGGAACAGCTTTCACGAGCTCTGCCAGACCCTTCGCGGCATTCGTCGCATTGGTCAGGTTGGCATTATCCGTTTCAGTGAAACCGCTAATGCTGGAAGCGAAATTATTCAGGGCGGTAGCAATAATGCCAATATCGTCAGCGAACTGACTGATCGGATTATCACCGACAAACCAGGAAGAGATAGCAGAAACAATCTCAGCGCCGCCGATCGCGATGATCGCGGAAGCCAGGTTGCCGACGCCAGTCTTTACAGATTCATCTACGCCCTTGCATCCATCCAGGAAAGGCTGAATGTTGGTCATAAAGTTAGACAGATCAGTTCCGATTTGCGGCAAGTTCAGCCCCTGCATGACGCCGGCGCCCAGCCCACCAACAAATCGACCGATCGCACGACCGATAGACTCGGTCATATCACCGAAGCTATCGATATAGGAAGAAACACTCCATGCCTGTTCCGCAGCCCCAAAGACAGCCATCAGGGCAATAATACCGGCAGCGATTAAACCAAGCTTGGCAATGCCTGCAAGCGCAGCCCCAACCGGAACCTTGCTGATAAGCAGCATGGACGCGGACAGAGACAGCAACGCGATGCCGAACGATGTGGAGAAGCCCATCATCGTATCGAGCTCAACGCCTTCCAGATGCTTCAATGCTTTGACGAACACCTGCATGGAAAGCGCCATAATGCCAAGCATGACAATCGACTTGGTAATGCCAGTCACCTTGGTCTTGTTCATGATCTTCATGAATGCCGCAATTTCAAGCAGCACAAGCCCAAGTCCGGCAATGCCTTTGATGATCGTTTTGGTTTTCAGTTTGCCGATCTTAGCGATCGTCTCGGCGAAGGAGTTCAACGAAATGGCCATCAGGATCATGCCCGCGCCTTTGAATACGCCAAAGTTCGTCTTCTTGACCATGGCCATGAACGCGGCCAATTCAAGCAGCACCACGCCAAGGCCGACAAGACCTTTGATGATGGAGCCGGTATCAAGACTGCCGATCTTTTCAATCGTGTTGGCGAACATCGTGATAGATACTGCCATCAGGATCAATCCGGCACCCTTGAAGACGCCGAGTTTGGCTTTCTTGGTCAGGGCCAGGAACACGGCCAGTTCGAGTAATACAGCGCCTAAACCGGCGATCCCCTTCACGATCGTACCTGTCTCCAAGCCACCGATCTTCTTGATCGCGTTAGCGAACATGTTGATCGACACCGCGAGCAGGATCAGGCCAACGCCCTTGAAGACGCCAAGTTTGGCTTTTTTGGTCAGAGCAAGGAAGACTCCAAGCTCAAGCAAGACGGCACCGAGTCCGGCAATGCCACGGACGATAGTATCCGTCTGCATACCGCCGATCTTCTTGATCGCGTTAGCAAACATGTTGATCGAAACGGCGAGCAGGATCAGGCCAACGCCCTTGAAGACGCCAAGTTTGGCTTTCTTGGTCAGAGCAAGGAATACAGCCAGTTCGAGTAATACAGCGCCAAGACATGCCACACCGCGGACAATCGTGTTGGTTTCAAGATTGCCAATCTTCTGGATCGCATTCGCGAAGAGATTCAGTGAAACCGCTAACAGGATCAATCCGGCACCCTTGAAGACGCCGAGTTTGGCTTTCTTGGTCAGGGCCAGGAACACAGCCAGTTCGAGTAATACAGCGCCAAGGCCGGCAACACCCTTAACAATCGTACCAGTATCCATGCCGCCGATCTTTTCGACAGCTCTGGCAAAGATGCTGATGGCTGCGGCAAGCAGCACAAGACCGGTACCCTTAAATACACCCATCTTGGCCTTCTTGGTGAGTGCCATAAAGATGGTCAGCTCCAGCAAGACTGCGCCGAGACCGGCGATACCCTTGACAAGGGTCCTGTCGTCCAGCTTGCCAATCCGCTCGATTGCACCGGCGAAAATCAGCATTGCACCTCCGAGCATCATCAAGCCAATGCTTGTTACGGCCAGACCGGCAGCATTCTTAAGCTTGATTTTGCTAAGAATAAAAGCGAATGCAGTAATCGCCGTCAGCATGATGCCCATGGTGAGGATCGCATCGCCCAAACGATTCGGATCGATTTTGGCAACGATGTAAAGCGCACCGGCAATCAGAGCGAGAGATGCGGCAATGTTGAGAATCGATTTAGTAATGTCCTTCTTCTGCTTAAAAGAGGACAGTGTATCAGTGATACCTTCGGAAATATCCTCAATGCCACCGACCAGCTTCTTCTTGATGTCCTTCAGACCATTGACAAATTTCATGATCTTTAGGACCAGTCCACCGCCAAGAGCAGCGCCGATGATCACAGCCAGATCCGCGCCGTCCATGTTAGTGGCGAAATTCTTAATGCTGTCGATGATGCCGGAGAAGAAGGTCTTGATACTCTTAAGGATGTTGTTGCCGTCAAAGAACTTACTGATCTTTTCACCGATGCCGGAGAAGTGGCTGAACCACTCTTTCAGCTTGCCAATGATCCCTTCCGGGCCATTGCTGAAAAGATCCTTCGCAGTCTGAATAAACTGCTTAACGCTGTCGATCATCTTCTTGATGAACGCGACAACCTTTTCGACGACTTTCTGAATTCCGCCAGTCTCTTTCAGATGCTGATTGAATTCGGTAATCTTATCGGCACCCTGGGCGATCAGCTCAACCAAGCCGCCGGCATACGGAGAAACGTAGCCGATCACTTGCTTGGCAATATCCCAAACGCCGCCGATAACCTGACGGACGATATCCAGCCCATTCGCCATACCGGCGATGATGCGGCGGATCTTGCCCATCTTTTCTTCATTTTCGGTAAACGCCTTGATGCGATCGGTCAGCTCACGGAATCCTTTGGTCATGTCAAAGAGCTGCTGACCGGTCTTCGGCGGGAAGATCTTCTGGAATTCCTCACGAACAAGACCGACGATGTTCTGGATCGCATAAACAATGTTCCAGAAGCTCTTAATCAGCTCATCGCGGCCGCCAAGCTCTTTCCACTGCTTAACGATCTTGTTTCGTGCCTCGGCAGACTCACCAATGACATTGCCGAAGAAATCACTGATGCTCGTCAGAAGCTCTTTTGCTTCCTCAAAGTCACCAATGATATAGCGCCAAGTCTCCGTCCAACCGGACTGAGCGGCTTCCTTCAGCGTATCAAACAGCTGCGTAAAGGTTTTGACCTTGGTAGCAGCATTGGTTGCGTCCTCAGCCAGACGGATCATTTCATCCGCTTCTTCAGGAGTGAAGCCCTGGGCGAGCAATTCACCGCGCTTCAGCTCCTTCATAGCTGCGACGCCTTCTTCAATGTTCTCCTTGGTATATCCGGCCTGCTTGGCCATCTCCTCAAAGTCCCAGGAGAACTGATCCAGCGTAGCGGACAGAAGATCAGAAGTAAACCAGCCTTTGGAAAGAGATTCTTTGAAGCCCATTTCATCGACGATTTCCTGAACCGTCTTCTGAACCGTCTTCTTGACCTTCTTTCCGTTCTTACCGATAGTTTCTTCAGTAACCTCGACAGTTTTACCCATCGCTTTAGCGTTGCGGAGAATGGCTTTCTGGAATACCTCACCGCCCATACCGGCGCGCATGACACTGTTCCACTGATAGGCGGTTACCGTACCGGCGGACATCGCCTGAGACAGCATGTACATCGCGTTGCTAGCCTGTTCGGCATTCGAGCCGGAAACAGCGGCAAGGTTCGCGATACCCTGAATGGCCGCGACAGAAGTATCCAGATCGACACCGGCAGCTGTGAATCGGCCGATGCTCTCCGTCATCTGGGTAAAGTTGTAAATGGTTTTATCTGCGTAATGATTCAGCTGATCCAAACGGTCATTGATAATGGCAACTCGTTCGCCTTCATCGGTAATACCTTTCTTCGCCATGGAATCATAGGTATTGGAAAGAATCGTCTGGATAGAACCGATCTGAGTTTCGTATTCCTGCAAACCAGTCTTTACCGGGTCGATCGTCAGGGATTCAACAAAGTTCTTCACCTTCGACGCGGCATTCAAAGCCGCATCACCGATCCGGTTATATACATTCTGGACAAGGTTGCCCATGAAGGAGAAACGATCTGCAACGGACGTGGCGGCATCAGCCAATCTGGAAAAATCGATTTTGCTGGCAGCCTTGTCGATCGCTTCGAGTCCCTTTGCCGATTTTTCTAAGTCAAGCCCTTTTTTCAGATTATCAAGCGACTTAACGCTTTCCTGGATGCCATCTTCAAACTGTTTGTTATCGAATTGCATCTCAACAACGCGCTTATCGACATTGTTACTCACGACGTTACCTCCCTCCAGGCTTCATCGGCAAGTTGGTCAAAAATCGGGCGCAGAGCGGGATTGATATAATCAATTCCCTCTACATAACCGCCCGTTCCGGTACCATGGCCGTATTGCAGAATAACCGCAATATTAACGCCCTTGTTGATATTGGAGTTGTTCCAAAAAATAGAATAGCCGTCGGAGTTCTCGATAATTTCATAGCTCCAGGCGGCTGCTGTTTCTCCGGATTCAACCGGAGTTGCGGAGGCGAGAGCCGTGACACCGGCCTGACCATACCGCTCAAGAATCTGTCTTGGCGTAGCCTTTTGGGCTTGCGCAAAGAATCTTTCCGTATTCCGGAAATTGCCTCTATGTTTGATCCGGATCACGGCCCTCACCTCCTTTCTCCGTTATCCTTTGCTGTTCAGCCGTGCACGGCGGGCCTTATTCATTGCGGTGCGCTGTTCCATCGCTTCACGCCGGTTCTGTTTCTTCTTCGGCGCATTCTTCGCGTTACAGACGCGAATGAGCGTCAGCAATGTATTAAGGTGCCATTTACGGCATTCCCAAGGGATGTTGAGTGAAATCATCCAATAGTAAATTACTTCGGATGTAATGACCTCTCGATGGACAGGTCCTTGTTTATCTTTGTCGCTGAACCACGTCGCCGTCATCGGCGCTTCGATATAGTTGTTGATCTGCTCCATCACGGCATTCGTGATGCCGTTATAGACAGCCGGATCAACATGCTGCGTCAGCGTCATGCAGCGAATGTAGTCAACGCATTCTTCGGTAGTTTTGGGGTCCTTTCCCAGGAACGGCTTGTTCCATTTCTGCTCCCATCTGTGAATGGAAACCAACGAATGCTCCAGCTGCAACGTTGTATCCTTGGTCTGACCGAAGCTGTTGGTTTTTTCGTCGAACCATTCATACCCCGGTATCGTAACCTGAAGCATTCAGCGCACGACCTTATTCCACGGGGACCAGGTTTGAGGGCTTGGGAGCATTATTGGCAGCGGCTGCCTGCGCGACAGCATCCTGGGGCAGGATAGCGTTGATGAACGCGGCGGCTTTCTCGGGATCGAGCAGCTCCAGGAACAGCTCGGAATAGGCCTCCGTCTGGGAGAACCGTAGAGAGCGTTCGGGAGACTTCTCGAAATACTTGCCATCCAGGGACTTCTCGCCATAGGCCTTCATGATGATCTCTTTGAAGGTCTTGGAGATGCGCTCCATGTCCTGCTCAGCGACCAGGCGCTGAATCAGCTTGGTCATGCCGCCATTGACGCCCATTTCCATCTCCAACACTTCCGCCTTGGACAGGTTGAAGAAGAAATCCTCGGTGCGCTCATTGCCATCGTAATCGGTATAGGTAATCGTCTTCTTAAGCATCTTTCATTTCTCCTTTCAAATAAAGAACGGGTGGCGTCCCCTCCGGCGTCACCCAATGGTGTATCCCTCCGGCTCTATCGCCGGCTCAACCGTTTACTGTGATCCGAGATCAGGTACCAGTGACAGCCTGAAGGGCGGTCAGGATCTCGTTGGGGGTGGGCAGACGGGAAGCGGCAGTGGCGGAACCATACAGAATGTCCTCCAGAGCAGCCATCTTCGCGGCACCCAGCTTGGTGGAATCAAACTCCAGCTTGGCGGTGGGCTTGTAGCCGGTCATCGGCACGGGAGTGCCTTCGGCATCCCAGCTCCAGGGATTGGCTTCGGGAGAGTCATTCACAGTGTCATAAGCCTTCTCGGTGGGAGAAGCGCTCAGACCATACGCGACATGAATCTTGTAGCCCAGCTTGTCGGTGTTAGCATTGCCGATCTCGGAACGCCAGGACAGGCCGAACTTCTTGCGGTTCTGCTGGCCGACAAACATGCCGGGAATGGGCTGCGCGGAGCCGTCGCACTCGGCGAACTCATCGGGATAGGTATAGGCCTCGATGCTGCCGTGATACTCTTCAGCGCCGCGGATACCGGCATAGTAGATGCCGTCGGCGTACATCTTGTTGATGTCGGCGCCTTCGGGCTGGTCGGTGACGTTGGTCAGGCCGTTCCAGGCCTTGCCCTCACCATAGGTGCCATCGTCTTCCATGACAAACAGGACACCCTGAGATACGCCATACTCATACTTGCGATTTTCGGCCTCGTCCCAGGTCAAACGAGCAGTAGGCATGATTTAGTCCTCCTTTAATTAGTAGTAGAGTGTGAAAACATCATGATGGAGATTGTCACTGCTGAAATAGCGATCATGTACGCACATCGGCAGCTCGGCAATCTTTTCAGGAATGGGGGATTCAGGATCTCGATAGATCACGGTGACCGAATACCGATTGGCATGATGATAGGGCTTATTGTTCGCAAAGCGACTGTCGATTTTTTCCCTCTTATACACAATACAGTCATAGGTCATCTTGAATCCGGTGGGCGGTTGGAAGTAGACGTTTCTGGAGCCAAGGATGGCGCACAGAATTTCATGCAAATCAACCCGTTGGCCCATTATAGACACCCCCAATCGTTAAAAGCAGACGGGGGCTCTGGACTTCCACATTTGTGACCTTCCAGACAGCCCCCATCCACTTAACATAACGAATGGCAAAGAAGTGCTTATAGGCATACGGGTCGGCAACAATGCTGATGCTGTTGTTTACAACCACATTGTCGTTTATACTTTCGCCGGCTTCGAGTTTTCTGGTATTACGAAAAACGTCACCGGCGTAATTGCGCTCAGTGACGACTTCTTCGTTAATGCCGGGCCTCGTTTCCTGCGTCTCAGCATAACCGACCGTACCGTAAAACTTTGCCATTTTGACGGTTCACCTCAGATCAGGCAACCTCAGTCTCCAACGCGATAGCGGAGAAGGGACGGGTCAGAGCACCGGAGCAGCGGGTTTCCAGCAGGCTGATTTCCTGGTTGAAGTTGATGTCGAACTGGTTGAAATGGGTGATTTCGCCGCCCTTGGTGGCGCCCAGGCTGTAGTCAGCGAAGTTCACCAGCAGGCCAAGCAGCTCGAATTCCTTCTCAGCGCCACTCACAGTGGCAGTACGGGTCTTACCCTCGAACTGCTCAGCAGTGATGATCTCATTGACATTCAGCGCAGCCTTCAGCTCGTTGATATTGTCATAGATCCGACGACCGTTCAGGTCACGGGCCAGCAGCATCACATTCACCAGGTGAGGCGTGCACAGGAAGTCGGGGTTGCCGGAACCCTTATACTTCTCGCGGGCATACAGCAGGGTCTGGATGATCGCCTCGGCATACACATAGTTCTCGCCGAAGTTGGCGGTGGAATTGGTGCCGGTCAGCTCGGTGCGCATGGCCTCAATGTCCACGGTCCGATGCATGCAATACAGCTCATCATCCAGCCAGATCGGGCGAATCTTGGTGGGATCGATAGCTTCGCTGTTCTGCTCATCGCCGTTACGGCCATCACCGATGGTGATCTGACGGGCCAGTTCCTCGTTCAGGTTCATGCGATCCAGGCTGTACATGTAGGCGACGATATCGAAATCGGTGATATCGATGATGTCGTCACGGTTCAGCTTGGAGCGGATGTATACCGTGGTAGGATCAGAAGTGCGGCCGATGATTTCGATGTTGCCGGCATCGGTCTTCTGAGTGCCCTTCTTGTAACCCTTCGCACGACGATTGGTGATGTCGCGAACGTCGGCCTGGCGGGTGCGGATGCGGCTGATGGGGCTCTTGTGAACCTTCGCCAGCACCTTGCCGATCCAGCCCTGGTCGGTGGTCAGCAGCTCGGGAGCGCCGGGCTTGAGATCCTTGTACTCCGGGAACAGCTGGGCGATGTTCTTGACGCCCAGGTCGTTGTCGCCGTCGGCATGGGCCAGGGTGCTCTTCTTTTCATCGATGAAAGCAGCATAAGCGGCCTTCAGAGAACCGCCGCCATAGCTCTTGGCGAGCTTGACGATCTCCATACCGTCCGCATGGGAGAGTACGGCCTCATCCTTGTTCTGGGTTTCCTGATCGAAGATATTACGCTTCATTTCGGTTTCCTCCTCTTCCGTTTCGGAATTGTGTTTGACCTCGGGGTCCTTGTCTTCAGTCCCCTCGGAAGGTTCGTCGTCGGGATTGACGACGTTATCGAGGAGATAAGCCACGGCATTCTTCTGCTCTTCATTCAGAGTATCAAGAACGTCCTTGATAGACTTTTTATCGTCAGACTTATCGTCCTCTTTCTTAGCTTCAGGCTTGGGTTCTTCCTCGCCTTTCTTGTCACCGGCGTCGTCAGCATGTTCCACTTCATCGGGCTTCTCCTCAGAATGCTCGATCTCGGTGAAAAGCTCGATTTCATCACCGGTGTAGATGATGCCCTGTTCAAGGTCCACGGACGTGGTGCCATCGGCATGCACAACCACGGAATCGATGAACGCGCCAGGATTGGCTCCGGCATAAACCAGACTGACCTCACGGATCATACCGTGCAGCACAGTCTTTGCTTCTTCCTTCAGCTGATTGGCATAGATGGACAGCGCATTGATATCACCATGAAGTACGAGCTTCCTGGCATTCACGCCGCTATCCGTGTCATTAAAGAAGCATTCGACACGCATGGAACCATCCTGACTGTGCAGGATGCCATAACCAAGAACGCTGTCAGGAGTAGCGTGATTATGGTTCCAGACAATCGGAACCCTGGCACCATCCTGATGGGCAAAAGCATTCTTGGCGATCAGACGACCATCGGAGCAGCGCATGTCTGCCTTAGTCGCCCAACCGGCGAAATCATACTTTTTATCCATTTTGACCTGTCTCCTTATCTTTGTTGGTTTCTTCCGTTCCCGGCCCAGAGCCACCAGGCAGCAGCGCCTGCTTCTCCTCAGAGGAAGCGCTCAGATTCTTGTTCCGCAGCACATCAGCATTCGGATCATCGCTGGGCTTCATGCCAATAACCTGTCTGATTTCATTACTGGTCATGATCTCGTTACGGGTAAACTTATCGGCAATTTCAGCGATGTCATTAACCGGCACCAGCTTGAACGGATCACGGAAGAAGGTCACAGTCTGCCGCTGAGACCGGGCCGTCTGTGTAAGGAACTTGCGATTCATCTCATCCACGATGGCAGAAAGGATCGGCTCAATCGTTCTGTTGTAATAGTTCAGCATGGTCTTTTCATCGGCGGTACCATCCAGGATCGCCTGAGTAATACCAAGCTGACTAAAGAACATTCCCATGAGATACTCGATCTGTTTCATCAGATTGTTCTCAACTGGGCGATTGAGCTGCGTGATGTGCTCGGTTCCATCAGTGTATGCGATACCATACTTTCCTTCAGAAAGCTGCTTTTCGATGTCCTTACGCCGTTTCTCGGCTTGCTCACGACGAGCTTCGGTCTTGATGATGTAGGGCAGCTGAATAATCAGATCGAGCTTTCCACTGCTGGTCTGCTCGTCAACCACATCCAGCAAACTCAACTTGCGCGTAAGGCGCTTATAAATTGAGTTGGGCTCGTTCATCACGGCATACATCGGATTCTCGATAAGGGGCACGGTCGATTTGGGAATGATAATCTCCTGATGGCGGCCAATCTCGTCATTGTAGACTTCGACCTTCACATGACGTGGATACCACTCAACAACCCTGCCGGTGCGCATGGTATAGACCTTGAAGTTTCTGGAATCATTCGGTTCGTCGTCGGCATCAGTCGGTACGGCTGCTACGCATCCTTCATCGAGCATGCTTGCAACCAGATCCTGAATAAAGGCTCGGCCGGTCTGGTCGATGTTGGCTTCAACCGTCAGACAGTTATTAAGACCGGAATCGATCGTTTCCTTATAGCGGCCATTCTCGTCAAGCCGGACATGCCGAATACTCATGGACGCTGCGTCCATCGCAATCCGGTTATAAACGGCAGTAACGATAGATCGTTCATTACCTCGCGAGTAATGCATTCGATCCGGACGCCGGCCGTAGGATGGGCCAATGGTATAACCGTACTGAGTGGGATCTTTGTTCTTGAAGGTGTTCCAGGCATGTTTAAGCCTGTCCATCAAAGCCATGTCGGTTTTCCTCCTATATCTCGAATTGGAAATGGGCATAAAAAAAGACCGCAGGTCTAACCTACGATCTTTGGCGGAAGCCGGATTAGAGTTTTGTTATCTGATCTTCCCGACAGTCATATAGCGGAAAATCGCCATTATAAGCAGAAGGATCATTAACATACCCTCGTTCACTGCTTTGAACGGTATAAACCGGCTGCCCATCATCTCCGGGATAGATGTCTACGATGTTTCCTATCACGTTCTTATGTTCGATACGAACGTGGTCAAATAACTCGAAAGCCATATCAATCCTCCTCTAAGCGCCGGTCAATGTAAGCGGTGATAAAACGCGCAGACGCATCCGGCCCGTCGTTCTGCCAAACGGTTCTGAACAGCTTTTGTGCTGTAACACCGAGTGACATTGGAATGCTGAATTTTTCTTTGGTCTTTCCGATTTGCATAGAATCCCGCTTCTTGGATAGGTCAAACCCTTTCTCAATGTCGCGGAAAAGCTGATCGGAATCGGAAGGCTTGTATCCAACGCTAAAGAATTCTTCAGCATGATCTGTTCCGGCTTTCAGACACCATGAAGTGAACTTCTTCTGGTCAACTGTAAAGCCTTTGGAGCTCTGATAGACTCCATCTACTATTTTAACAGATTCTTCAGCTTTTTCAACAGCCGATTTGGTCACATGACCGAGCTGTTCCGGAGTTCGGCGAACGCCCCACTTCATACCTTTGACGCCATGATGGCAGAGGACGCCGCCCAAGTAATGTTCATAAATCATTCTCAGTCAAACGCCTCCCTGTTCATCTTATAGGCTACATAGCCATCGAGCATGGCGGCAACGGCATCGATCTTCTGCTCATAGCGCTTCTTAAGGAGTTTGCGGTTTCCATTGGTGTCCTCAAGCGCAATACAGTTTCCCATAGCAAACGTCATCAGCGTTTCATCGAAAATCAACATTCTTTCTTCCGATAGTTTCTTGAGTTCACCGAGCGGCACAGATTCTGTCCTCGCGCCCTGAATGACTTTTTCAATCGCAAAAGGTCCATTCTCGCTTTCCCAGCGAGCCACAAAGTCTTTTGCATTATACGGGTCATAACCGAAAGCGCGAACATCATACTCATTCTCGGTAATATAATTGTCGAGATCATCATATACCTGCATCATATCGAGAACGGTACAATCCATAACCACAAGGCTGCCCTCACGAATGAACTCTTCATACTTGGTATGCATAGCGGCCGGAAGCTTATCAAAGGTAAGCTGTGAGATGTAGTTGCGAGTCTTAATGCCGAAACTGCCATCACCCAGCGGAAACAGGAATGTGAACGCACAGAAGTCATCACCCTGCGAAAGGTCGGCGCCGAGAGCGCAGGGCATCTTCCAAAAGTCGTGATGGCCTTCATGCACCTGGATTTCTTCATAAGAGAAGAAATAGGTATAACCCTCCATGGGAATACCAAAGCGCTTGGCCAGGGTATCGTTCCGCTCGTGAGGGGATTTTTCGATGTTATCCACATCGCGCTGATAAGTTTCGTAGCTGACAGTCTTTCCGAGATTCGGATTGGCTTTCAGCCACATTTCGGGATGAGCAACTTCCTCGATGGAATCGAGTTTGTAATACCAGATACTGACCCAGGGCTGATCCAGCTCTCCGCGAAGAATCTTCATCAACTGCATTTTGATGGTATCGCCGATCGCGTTGCGAACGGTACCCTCGGAGCTGATGGCAACGATCAGATAGTCGTCAATCTTGGAGGAGCCTTGCTCAATCGCGCCAACAACATTCTCACGAACATCACAGGACAGCCATTCGTCGATCGTAGCGATCTTAGTTCTCATGGATTGCAGCTTATCAATAGACATTGGCACAGTTTCAATCCGGCTGCCTGTCAGGAAATTCTCGATGCCCTTTTTGGTGCTGGCGAGCTTAACCCGATTGGCGCGGGAACCTGTGGTGTTCTGCAAACTGCCTTCAGTCAGGAACTTAAACAGCGGTCCTCTGGCGCGAGTAATGGAAGTGCGAATAGGTGAAAGAGTCTCATCAGCCTGACGCATGGTGTAAGCTGTCGCGATCTGATGAGTTGTACTGGTATCGATGTTGAGGAAATAGCTTTGGATGCAGCTGGCGTACATCGTCTTCGCAGCGCCTCTGGCAACGATCAGATACTGTTTATTGCACAGACGTTTCTTGATGAGCTTTCGGCGATAACGCATCCTGCCATCCTCGCTGGTTACGGGAACCTTTTGTTCCACGAAGTAATACCAGCCAAAGATGTCCTCAGCCCAGAGCTTAAAACTGTCCAGAAGCTCAAGATCTGAACCGTCTGTCAGCGTCAGCTCTTCTTCACAATACGCGATAAAACCCTCAACAGCCTTATCGTCATAGTAATACATCGGATTGTCGATCAAAGCATCAATCCGATTCATTTGGAGTTCAACCTCTTGGTTGATTGGGATCTGCCCAGCGATTACGGCATCTCGAAATCTGCCGTAATACTTTGGGACGGCTGTATTCGATAATGCCATGGATCACCACTCGCTTTAGGAATGTCCGAACCAGCCAGAGATGGTTCCCCAGTTGTTTTTAAGCGTGATAACGGTACTGGATGCTGCGGCAACGCCGCCTGCAACCTTGAGAGTGGAGGAGAGGATCTTCCTGCCTCTCTCGACACGAGTCGGATTCATCTGGGAATACTGCTTCTCCATGTTAAGCCGATTCAGACGAGCACGCAGTTCCGCATCGCTCATCTTCTTCACGCTTTTGGTATCATGGGCTTTCTTGTAGTCCTCATGAGAATCGTCATCTTTCTTGGCCGACTTACTTCCGGTCCTATGACCAAGCTGTTCCGGGGTGTGCCGGACACCCCATTTCATGCCTTTAATGCCGTGGTGCCAAATTTCTTCCGCCATCGGAAGCACACTCCTTTCTTTTGGGCATAAAAAAAAGACCGGCCCGCCAGAAAACGGCGAGTCGGCCACTGTGAAAGCTATTCAGTTATGGCGCCCAAGCAGGTTTGTCAGTCGGCTGAATCAAAGCAGTGCCATTGACGATTCTCAGCACCATGCCATCCTGAAGATGAAGCTGTGTACTGGAACCGCAATTAAAACGGTCAAACATCGAACGATTATGTGCCGAATAGGTTTCTTCTGAATCATACAACTCATAGAAGAAATCGAAATCTCCATCATCTTTACTGTCAAGGATACAGGTTACCAGATAGTACCCGGATTTGATATCCTTGCCGACAACATAAACACCCTGAAAGATGTTGTTTTCATCCATCAGACATTCCACTTGATCCTGAATAGCCGCGTCCAGTTGCTCGTGAAGACTGAGCAACGCAGCTAAATCCATACTGCTCAGATCTACTTCCTCAGCTATAGCCGGAAGTGCCAGACACAGCATGGCGAGCGCCAAAGCAATGAATTTCTTCATCGAATCACCTCCAAAGTTCAATAAAGACAGTATAGCATATAAATCATGCTTTCTCAAGTCAATCGCCAGACGTTTTACCCCAATTTTCCCTTTCGGCTGCAACGTTGATCCGCCACTCATATTGACTCGCCTGACGTTCCATAGAATCCAGAACAGCAGAAACCGTAGGTGGATCGAAGGCAAGTTTTACTTTAAGATAGACATAAGTCGGGACAAGATTAAGAAGCTTATCGCTGCTGATAAAGTCGCTCCATACGGAAGTCTTATCTGTGATAGAAAAACCAGCTTCAGGGCCAACACCGAGCTCGGTCAACGTGGCCAGTGCAGTATTGATGTGGGTAATAATATCATGGTCGAAATGCTCATAGTCCTCTTCTGGACCAAGCATCTTCTTGATAGAAGTAAGAATGCTTTCTTCCATACCTTACTCCTTTCTACGGTACTCAGCAAGCGCTCGCTTAAATTCTTCCGTATCAACATACCCGCAGGAATGGAACTCAGGACAAAAGCCACGATAGATGCACTCCGGCACCATAACCGATCCAAGCACGGGATCGACTTCGGTGACCTTCTCCTTAACTTCCTTCCATGCTGCCCTGGTCTCAGGAGATGCCTGACTACAGAGCCTGCGGCGGCTGATAAAGATCAAAGCCTGTGCGTTCGCTTCGCACTCATGAAGTACGGGTGTATCCTGCGGACTCTTATCCCGATCGACACCGGTACGGTCCGAACGCTGAGTAGAGACCCAGTGCTCAATGCCGTGCTTATGGCGAACGAAATGAACCGAAATCCAGCTTTTCAGATTCTCCCACTGCCAGGAGAAACGGATTCGCCGAATAGGACTGTGCTCAGCAAGGAGGATCGTCTTCTTCCAGGAATCAGACGGATACGTTCCGCCGCCTTCCTTACTGATGGTCGTTCTTGCGGAACGCTTGACCTTAGACCAGGTATCAACATACTCGAACCATTTAATCACGAGGCTACATCCTCCTTTCTGCTTTTCTCCAAGGACACGTATCAAACGGCGTTCTCTCAACTGGTTCTGCAATCAAAAGAGAAGAATCGCCATAGTGAATAGCATTGTGGGTATTGTGGGTGGTGCAAATCAGGTATTCTGGATCGATGAGATAATCAGTATAATCTCTGATGTCCTTTACAGTAATTGGATTCATGTGGTGGATGTAGATTCTCCCATGAATCTCGTAGCCTTCAAGACCGAGATCACAACCGAGATCACGAGTGATGATGAAGTCACGAATCGATCGCCATTCATCGGAATGGTAGAATTGCTGATTCAGATACCGATCAAACCCAAATGTCTCTTTACCGACTTGCCCATCAAGCTTGAGATACTCGTACCGAGCTAAGAACGTTGGAATAGTTATCAGCTCGGAATAGGTCCTAATAATCGTCGAGGTATTCGTCTTCATCATCATGACCGCTGTACCTCTTCATAGCATTGAGGGCGTTCGTATAGAGTTCTTCAATTCTCGCCTGAGACTGGATCTGCTGACGCTTAGCCTCCATCAGCTCCAGCTGTTTCTCAGCAAGTTTTCGCTCAGTCTTCTCTCGCTCTGTCGCAAGCTTAAGAAAATGAGTTGTCTCTTGGGAAGAAGCTGTGCCATTGCGCAAGCGCTCCTCCACAAGATCCATTGCGAGAGAGATCATTTGCCCCTCGCGGGCCTCTGGAGTCAGGGCAGGCCGCATCTTTGGCAGAGACACGGAGGACCCTGCCACTTTCGGTCTTCTTCCCATGACATTGTCCTCCTTTAACGAGACTATCACGGCACTAAAAAGAACATACGAGGCTGTTTTCGACCATTGCTGAAAGGAGAAAAATGAAGAAAACCCAAAGAACAAAGGAGGAATCGCCATGAAGAAGCTCAAACAGCCCCGTATGCTCGTTTTAGTGCCGTGATGCAGACAAGCAGAAGAAAAAAGCACCCCAGAAAAAACCCGCCGGAGAATTTTTGAGG